TAAGGCTCTTGGTGATTATGGTAGCCTTGAGTTCCGTTCTATGCGTGGTACACGTGACCTCAATTTGATCTACACTTGGGCTGAGACCTTGTATGGTCTCCGAGAGTATGCCAAGACGTTTGAGAAGCCCTCTGACGTCGTTGAGTCATTCTCCTTACTTGGTGCTGAGGAATTCCTTAGCCGTGCTCTGGGTAAAAATACAGAGCATTTCCTTTGTGAGGAGTATATGGACCTGTTGTGGACGGGTGTGCGTAATGCACAGGATGTGGCCTACTGTATTGACTGGCAGAAGTTTGAGCCTAAAATGAAGATTGTTGGTGGTCTCGAATTCCCTGACGATATGGTTGTTATTAACGAACCGATGGAAGACTTCTAATGCTCCTGTATCCGTATAAGAATGGTAGTGAAGGTGCTAAGGCTCTTGCTAATTCCTTGGACATCCTACAAATCAAGAAGGAAGGTAGTCGTTTCCGTGGTGGTCCTGAAAAACTTGTAATCAATTGGGGTAATAGTATGTCTACTGAGGAAGTGGATAAGTGTGCCGTGATTAACCATCCTAAGTCTGTGGCACTTTGTGCTAATAAGCTACACTTTTTTCAAGCTGCTCAACGATGGAATGAAAATTCCGGTTTGATTGATCAGATTATGATGCCAATGTTCAGCACAAACATGGATTGGGCCGGTGATTATGTTCGTGCTGGGTATAAGATCGTGTGCCGGACTGTTTTGAATGGACACAGTGGCGAAGGTGTTGTCATTGCCGAGACAGCTGATCAGTTGGTTAAAGCTCCTCTATACGTTGAATATATCCCTAAGAAGTCTGAGTTCCGTGTCCACATCTTTGATGGGCAGGTGGTAGATGTCCAGCGTAAGGCCCGTAATCCTGAGATTCCGGATGATCAGGTTAACTGGCAGGTCCGTAATCACCAGAATGGTTTTATCTATGTCCGTGATGAGGCAGCAGATAATGTTCCTCGTGGGGTCTTGACAAATGCCATAAATGCTGTTAAGATGGCTAAGTTAGAGTTTGGGGCTGTTGATGTGCTCTGGAATGACCGTCAGGCTCGAGCTTATGTCCTTGAGATTAACACGGCTCCTGGTCTTACTGGAACTACACTTGAAGGCTACAAGAGCCGTCTTGAGCAAGTTGGTAAGATTTACGCCCAGATTGTGGCTGGGAAGAGAAAGAATAAGCAGGCTATCCTGCCTGAGGCTGATCTTGCTGAAGCCTTCCGTCTCTTTGCTGACATTGGTGTGCCCGGAAGAATTCCTGTTGCTCTGGCAGCACCAGCTGAAGCCATTCAGCCCGTACCTGAGCAACGTCGTAGGGCTAATCACTTGAATGCTCAGCCTCAGATTAACTGGGGTCAACTGGTTGATGAACCTAACATTGCTCACCACCCGGATTGGGCTGCTGGATTAAATGCTAGACAGCGTTTGGAAAGAGCCAGTGTAAGACTCAATAGAAACCCCTTGGATAGTGTAGCTAGACTTGTATATAATGAAGCTGCACAAGCTATTCGCCTTGGTAATCTCGGTTAATGTTTGAGATCAGCAACTTTCTCCCTGACCCTAAACAAGTCAGGGAGTTTGCTCTCTCACAGAAGTTTGGTGATCTTAAGGCTTACGATGGGGAAACCTATAGGCGTATTGTGAACGTAGAAGTACCCGGCCTTGAAGAAGCTATAGAAAGAACAATGGGCCCTGTTCTAATGTTGGGGCAGGGCTTCCGTCTTAACTTTGGTGGAGAGTTACCTAATCATGCTGTTCATATTGATGTTGGCTGGGGTACTCACGCTCTTGTACTTTATCTCTCATCCTGCCCAGCCATTGAAACAGGGACAGCCTTTTATAAATCCACAGACGGAGAGCCAGAAATGGTTAGCCTCTGTAAAGAAGAGTTTGGTAAGGCAGTTATCTACAGATCCGACGTACCCCATTCCAGATGGCCTCTTGAGGCTTATGGATCAAGTGCCGAAGACGGCAGATTAATTGCTGTAGCATTCTTCACACCATTTTCGGAGATGTAAATGTTTGGTTCGCTATTTAATGCTATCACTGACGTTGCTAAGATTGTAGTTGCTCCTGTTGAAATTGCAGCAGGTGTAACAAGAGCTGTTACCAAACCTCTGGCTGAGGCTGCTGGGGAGTTGGTGAAAGATGTTAAGAAGTTGGCTGAGGATTAATCAATGTGGGTGTCATAATTTCTAATAAAAATCAAGGAGGGTGTATTGTCCACATGTTTGGTAAAGATCCCACATGATAAGTGTGGTAGTAGTGATGCCCTCCAAGTCTTTGAGAATGATGATAAGACTGTAAGTGGCTATTGTTTCAAGTGTCACACTTATGTAGCCAATCCGTTTGGTGATCAAGTGGATGCTAGTGTCATTAAGGAAAAGTATCCAGTAAAGGTTAGCAAATCTAAGGAAGAGATTAAGCAGGAGATGCAGGAAATCTTTGAGTTAGATTCCTGTGATCTTGCTGAACGTAAACTTAGAAAGTCTAGTTTGGATGCCTTTGGAGTTAAGGTTGGTTATGATGAGTCAGATGGTAAGACACCTAGACTCGTATTCTTTCCTTATACTAAGGATGGTGATATTGTCAAGTACAAGGTCCGACTTCTCGGTCAGAAGAGGATGTGGTCCATTGGTATTGACAAAGATGTAGATTTGTTTGGTTGGGAACAAGCCTTGGGTTCAGGTGCCAAGAAGATCATCATTACTGAAGGTGAGTATGATGCCATCGCTATGCGCAGAATCCTGGAGACCTACACTACAGAATCCTATAAGGATTATATGCCTGCTGTGGTCTCACTTCCCGATGGTAGCAGTTCTGCTACTAAGGCCATCACTAAGGCCTATCCCAAACTAAAGAAAACATTCACTGATGTAATCCTAGCCTTTGATCAAGATGAGGCTGGTAAGAAAGCAGTGGAAGATGTAATGCGTATCCTACCTGATGCTAAGGTAGCTGAACTTCCTTGTAAGGATGCTAATGAAGCCATTCTAAAGGGTATTGGTAAGGCTGTATGGAGGGCTGTCACATTCGCTGCTGACAAGCCTAAGAACACCAGACTAATCAAGGGTAGCCAACTTAGAGAGGCTGCCATGAGACGTCCTGAGATGGGGTTAAGTTGGCCATATGAAGGTCTCACGAAACTTACTCGAGGCATTCGAAGAGGTGAGACTTATTACTTCGGTGCTGGCGTTAAGATGGGAAAGAGTGAGTTGGTTAATGACATTGCCAAGCATCTTATGGTTGTTCATGATCTACCTGTTATGTTGTGTAAGCCCGAAGAAGATAAGGCTGAAACTTATAGGCGTCTGGTCGGGAAAGTGGCAGGAAGAATTTTCCATGACCCAGACGTAGAGTTTGACGAAGAAGCATTCCTTGCTGGTGATAAACTTGTTGGTGATAAGGCCATCGTTGTAGATAATTACCAGTTTGTTAACTGGGATAACTTGAAGGATGATATCCGTTATGCAGTTGGTAATGAAGGCGTACATGATATTATCATTGATCCAGTTACCTGTTTTACTTCTGGAATGTCTGCTAGTGATACGAATGAATTTTTGGTCTCATGGTCTGCCGAGTTGTCTTCGATGGCGAAGGATCTTAACTTCACTTCGTACATCTTCTGTCACCTCAAGGCACCTGAAAGTGGTGCACCACACGAACGTGGTGGACAAGTTCTGAGTACACAGTTTACTGGCAGCCGAGCAATGATGAGATCCTGTCATCTAATGGTGGGTTTGGAAGGTAATAAAGATCCTGAGTTGGCTCTTGAGGAACGTAACATTCGTAAGCTCAAGATCCTTGAGGATCGAAACTTTGGTGCCAGTGGTGTAATTAAACTCTACTGGGACTACAAAAGTGGAATGTTTAATGAGATGAGGGTGTAGTATGTTTGACATGGAACTGTTTCTAGAATGGGCGGCTATGTATGCTGGCGAAATCTGAACTTGAGTGCTTCTATTATGAGAACTATGACAGTCTAGTCAAGCGTACTTCCAGTAGATGTGGTAGCCCATTTGATGCTGAAGATATTGTACAGACAGCTTTTGAGAAGGCTCTAAGATATTGGAAGACGTACACTGAAGGTACCCATCTTGACAGATGGTTCAGTGTTATTCTTAATAATACTTTGAGAGATCATCAAAACGCTGTAAGAATGGGTCCTGTAACCAAACCTCTTGAAGAACATCTTGATGACATTGAACCTATCATTCCTAATGATGTGCTTCCTGTAATCAGACAGGATATCAAGAATATGGCTAAAGCTGAGGCTGAACCTACACGAACAGTGCTTAGACTTCACTTAGATTTTGGGTTCACTTGTGGAGAGATCAATGATCTAATGCAGGGCTTGACATATCGTAAGATCAATGATATGATTAAAGTCTTTCAGAGAAAAGTAATCAAGAGGTACGAATGAGATTCACAGTCTTTGACGCAGAAGCAAACGGTCTGCATCCAGATAAATTCCACTGCGTCAGCTACCGGGAACAGAATGGAATCGTCAGCGTCACGGACTATGATGATATGAAGACATTTCTCTCAGGGAGTGAAATCCTTGTAGGCCACAATATTTCTCGCTGGGATATCCCTAATTTAGAACGGGTGCTAGGGATAAAGATAAGTGCCAGACTAATAGACACTCTCGCCATTTCATGGTATTTGCAGCCACAACGGCTTCGCCATGGACTTGAATCATATGGTGATGAGTTTTGTGTTAAGAAGCCTTATATACCAGATTGGGAGAACCAAGCACTGGAAGATTACATCAACCGGTGTCAGAGAGACGTAGAGATTAACTCCATCTTGTGGGATAGGCAGTGGGAGATCCTCAAGGAGCTTTACGGATCTGAAGCGGAGGCCTTACGGTTCTTAGCCTACCTAGAGTTTAAGATGGATTGTGCACGAGAACAGGAAGAGGTTCGCTGGAAGCTCGACACCAAGAGAGCTGAGGGCTCATTGGAAAGGATGATTGTCGAGCGAGATGCTAAGCTGGAAGACCTTAAGAGTGCAATGCCTAAGGTTCCAGTTAAAGCAATTAAGAGGAAGCCTGCAAAACCATTCAAGATGAATGGGCAGCTAAGTGTTGCAGGTCAAGATTGGTACTTGTTTTGTGAGAATAGGGATATAGATCCAGTCATGACAGAGAGTTATGACTATGTTAAGGATTACAATGAGCCCAACCCAGGCTCACATGATCAAGTAAAATCTTGGTTGTACTCATTAGGTTGGAAGCCTGAGACCTTCAAATTCGATAGGGATAAGCAGACAGGGGATGTCAGGAAGATTGCTCAGGTGGCTCAAGAAAAAGCTAAGGGGCCGGGGTTATGTCCTAGTGTCTTGAAGTTGATTGCTAAGGAACCTAAGATTAAGGTTCTAGATGGTTTGTTTGTTCTCAAACATCGTATCTCAGTGCTTGAAGGATTCCTTGAGAATCATGAAGAAGGCTGGCTCAAAGCTGAAGTAGACGGCTTTACGAATACTTTGAGATTTAAACATAGAACCATCGTCAATCTTCCCGGAGTACAGAACCCATATGGTGAGGATATCAGGGGTTGTTTGATTGCACCAGATGGAGAGGAGTTGTGTGGTAGTGATATGTCAGGGCTAGAGGATAGACTTAAGCAACACTTTATCTACCCTTATGATCCTGAGTACGTTAAGGAGATGAATCGTGACGATTTTGATCCACATTTGGACTTGGCAACTAACGCTGGAGCTGTATCAGTACAAGATGCAGATACATATAAGTCAGCTGAGAAAAAGGATGTGGGAATTAAGAACATTAGGCACACATACAAGCAAGGGAATTACGCTTGCCAGTATGGTGCTGGTGTTCCAAGGTTGGCTCTTACTGTTGGATGTGACAGATCGACTGCTGAGTCTATTCATGCAGCTTATTGGAAGCGTAACTGGTCTATCAAACAAGCTGCATCTGATCAAGTAGTAAAAGTTAGCGATGGGCAGATGTGGTTGTACAATCCTATCAGCAAGTTCTATTACTCCTTGAGAGCAGAGAAGGATAAGTTCTCCACCTTAGTACAAGGTAGTGCTGTGTATTGCTTTGATATGTGGGTAAGAGAACTTAGGAAAAGGGGCCTGCACATGGCTGGTCAATTCCACGACGAGGTTGTGAGCCCAGTTAAGAAGGATGACAAGGAAAGAGTTAAGGCTATTGTCAGAGAAGCCATCAATTCGGTTAACAAGAAACTAAAGCTCAATAGGGAGCTTGATGTAGACACTCAATTTGGGGAAAATTATGCCTCGATCCATTAAGCCACACATGTCTAAAGATGAGCTAATTAGCTTTGATAAGGATATCTTAGGGGTTACATATGACGATGGACTTGCTGTAATTGTCCTCGGATATGATGTAGCCACTGTAACATTTGATAAGAAGGATCTTGAAGATTTGATTCAATTTATTAAGAGGAATGAACTGTGAGTTTTGATTTGACCAAACAAAAGTCTAGTGGTGGTTTTAAGCAGCCCCTGCTGGAAGTAGGTACTGCCCCAGCCCGTCTGGTCCGTATCATTGACCTTGGTATTCAGCCTCAGCAGGCTTTTGAGGGCAAGGATAAGCCCCCAGCACACATGGTGGACTGGACTTGGGAACTAGTAGATGTCTTCATGGTGGACAAGGATGGTAATGAAGATGAGAGTAAGCCTCGCTGGATCAGTGAGCAGTTTCCTCTTCACAATCCTAAGGCCGATCTTGCCAAGTCAACTAAGCGTTGTAATGCTGTTGATCCGGATAAGAAGCTGAACTACCAGATGGATAAGTACATTGGCCTTCCGGCTATGGTGACCATTGGTCACAAGGTTAGTAAGGGCAACACCTATGCTAATGTCCTGAACGTTGGTCCAATGCGTCCTAAGGACATTGAGAAGTGTCCTGAGCTTAAGAATGAGCCTGTTGTGTTCACTCTTGATGAGCCTGATATGGAAATCTTCAAGTCGTTCCCTGACTGGCTTAAGGAGCGGATCATGGGTAATCTTGAGTTTAAGGGTAGTAAGCTGGATAAGGCCTTGAATGGTGATAAGGCTAGTGAGCCTGAGCAGGATGAACAAGAACCTGAGAATGGAGAGCAGGAAGCATGGTAAATCTCGTTGGTAAGTTTGCTAAGGTGAAGAGTGATAAGTATGAAGAGTATGGACTTCCTGAAGGGACTCCTGTATTCGTTGCTGGTAGTGGCTTTAGTCCTCTCGATGATGATGATAACTATAAGCTGCTATTTGTGGTGGCACGTCTTGGTGGAGACAACCTGCCAGTAGCCCCTGGGGTTACCATTGCTCGTAGTAGTCTAGAGGTTCTCAGTGATGAGGACAGTGCTGAATATAAGAAGAAGATGGAAGATGCACTCCCAGCAGAAACAGCAGCCCAAGAAGCCGGTTGATCCTGAAGAAAGTAAAGCCTCTAAGCTCCGTAAGAAAGCTCTAAGGGAACTTAGAGAACACGATATGGAGGATGTGGATGAGATGCCTTATAGACGCTGATATCCTGACCTATGAGTGTTCTGCTATAGGCCAGTTCAAGGATGAATCAACTGGTGAGATTGTCATGAAAGACTTCTCTAGGGTTGAAGAACATCTGCACCAGAAGATTAAGGAAATCTTGGAGGAGTGTGACTCAGATGAAGAGCCACTCCTCTTCCTTACTGGTGATAGACACCTAGCTAAACTTCTGAATAGAAGACCGAAGTGGAGTGAACCTTCGGAACCATTAGAATTACTTCCTTCATTCAGATATTTTGAAGCAAAGACAAGACCGTACAAAGGTAATAGAAAGGATGTAGAGAAGCCTCTACACTACCATAATATCAGAGCCTATATTCTGTCAGAGTTCGAATGTGTGATCTCTAATGGACTTGAAGCTGATGATATGTTGGCAATGCACATGACCAAGAATCCTAACACCATCCTATGCTCCATAGATAAAGATCTGAGACAGGTTCCGGGTTGGCATTATTCTTGGTCTATTGGACCGAGGCCTAGTATTCCTCTCTACGAGGTTGATGAGTTCGGTACAATGGAGTTGGTTGATAAAGGGAAGAGTAAGGCCTTGAAGGCCACAGGTATTAGAAGTTTGTTTGCTCAGGCCCTAATGGGGGATTTGGTGGATAATATCCAAGGCATTCCCAAATGTGGTCCTGTGATGGCATATAACATTCTTAGTCCCTGCCTAACGGAACTAGAACTGTTCCTTGCTACAGCCAATAAGTACCGTGAAGTGTATACATTAGACTGGAAAGAAAAACTCAGAGAACATATGGATTTAGTTTATATGATTCGAGAGACGGATGAGGAAGGAAATCCTGTCCGGTATAAGTATCCAGAAGGGAGTGATCTTTGGGAAGACCCTCAGGAGAATTAACCAGATGTGGAGGTAAGTGGACTGAGGCTTACTTCAGGAATTTTGTCAAGAATCAGATCAGATCAGCTACACGCAAGTGGCACCCAATTCAGCAGTGTAAGAAAGATGCTAAGGTTGGGTATGCTGAATACCAGTGTGCATGTTGTAAAGAAACTGTTCCTCCTACAATCTATGATGATATTAAGGGCAAGCGTGTCACTAATATCTTCGTAGACCATATCAACCCCATTGTTGATCCTACTAAGGGTTTCACCACTTGGGATGATTTTGTTGAAGGCACTTTCTGTGAGGCAGATAATCTGCAACTTCTTTGTGGCAAGTGTCATAAAGCTAAATCACAAGAAGAAATTGAGGTCGCCAAAGAGCGACGAGCTAAGGAAAAGAAGAATGCTTGAAGAATATCATAACTTCATGGATGTTGAAGATGTTGAACTCCGTTCTTGGAATCGGTGTGCAGTGATCTTTAATATTGCTGCCGATGAGGCTGAGGGTATGTGGAAAGAGTATTTTGCTCAGTTCAACGAGGAAGATCAGAAGTCCATTCGTAAGATGTATCAGAGGATTAAGAATGACGGCTATGAATTTACCCGAGCAGCAGTCTCTCGTCGATATAACGCTATCCGACCAGTCTATGCCGAAAACTGATCAAGCCCTTCGATATAACAACGGTAAGCCACAGTTGAGTTATCTCCTAGATGCGCCATTTGCTATGGAAGGTTTGGCTAGACGGTTTGAACTTGGTGCAAAGAAATATTCCAGAGATAATTGGAAGAAGGGTCTTCCTGATAATGAGGTGATTGATTGTCTTACAAGACATTTGATGGCCTACCATAATGGAGAGGCTGAGGATGCTGATGGCGGATTCCACGTTGATGCTATCCTTTGGAATGCTGTAGTCCTTTCTGAACAATTCTATAAACGGAGACAGAATGGCTAAGATTCTCTATTTGGACATCGAAACTTGTCCTAAGCTAGCTTATGTATACAGTTTCTTTAAGACTAACATCAGCCCTAAGCAGGTTAAGGAGCATGGTTACATCCTGTCATATGCTGCCATTTGGGGAGATGCTCCTGATAAGGAGATCATCTATAATGAAACCCGTAGTGAAGATGATCAGGAACTCATCGAGGAACTGATTGACCTTTTGGACGAGGCTGATATTGTAATTGGTCATAATGTAGATGGTTTCGATGTTAACACCATCAGTGCTAGAGCCCTGATCCTTGGTCTTAAGCCACCTAGCCCATTTAAGGTAGTTGATACTTATAAGGCAGCCAAACGATACTTCAAGTTTGAATCCAACTCTCTGGAGTACATTAGTACAGTACTTAAGGTTAAGCATAAGAAGCTAAGCCATAATAAGTTTCCTGGGTTTGAGTTGTGGATTCAATGTATGAAGGGTAACAAGGAAGCCTTCGCTGAGAATAAGACCTACAATTGTTGGGACACTCTCACCACACGGGACGTGTATAAGGAAATGCGTCCTTGGATTCGTAACCATCCTAACTTGGCTGTGTTTGATGAGGTTGATGAGTATGTTTGTGTCGCTTGTGGTGGTACTCATGTTCATCTTCGTGGGTTTGCCCACACTAATATTGCTAAGTACCAGAGATACCTCTGCCTCGAATGTGGCAAGTGGAATCGAACCCGAGTAAATGAACGTGACAAGAAGTCCTCAAGGAGTCTGTTAACTAATGCTTAATGCTTATGATCGTCCTAAGTTGGATTTGGGTGGTGTTGAACCTACGATCTTCTCGTTTGATTTTGATAACACCATTAGCAGGGACCCTAATGGGTTCCTTGCTATGATGGAGATGCTAGAGAATCGTGGTCATACGGTGATTGTTTGTACTGCCCGTCTTAAGGAAGTGTATCCTGAGGATCTTCAGTTCCTCATTGATAAGGGTTATAAGGTGTACTGGTCGGAACACAAGTCGAAGGACAACTACCTTCGTAGCCTTGGTATCCGAGTGAATGTTTGGATTGATGATTGTCCCGATGCTGTCCTTAATGATTACCATGGCCAGCCCCGTACTTATATTGATATGAAGGATGTAGCATAATGAAGACTGGTGAAACTGTGGGTTTTGCTGTTGTTGATGATCATGGTTATATCGTTAATGGAGCTATCCTGTCCCGTAAAGATGCACGAGCTTGGAAGAATGAGCTCAATGATGATAAGGAATATGAGGCACACTCCCCACACCGAATCGCACGAGTGGTTCTTGATAAGTGATCGAAGTAGTTGACGTGATGGGTGATGATCTGGCCGTAGCTAATGCGGCCAGAGTCTCCTTTAACAAATGGAAGGATAACTTTGATGACAAAGACGCTAAGCTCATTACATATCTTGCATCCCATGAACATTCCACCCCATTTAGGCACCCTCAAATATCTATTAGATGCTCTGCACCGGTGTTCTTGGCTAGGCAGCTTGGGAAACATCAAGTAGGTCTTACTTGGAATGAGGTGAGTCGTCGTTATGTAGATGATGAGCCTGAATTCTATTTCCCATATCAATGGAGAGCCCGTCCTGACGGTTCAGTGAAACAGGGTTCAGGTAATACTGAGATCACACACATCCCAGATTGTCTTGATTTTATCAATCAAGATGGTGGTTCTATGACTGTCCATAACTACTACAAGTCTATCATCAAGAATGCTAAGGGTATGTATGAGCAGATGTTGGAGGCTGGGATTGCTCCTGAGATGGCTCGTATGATCCTCCCTCAGAGCATGATGACTACATGGGTATGGACAGGTTCACTCCTAGCCTTCTTCCATGTATGGAGACTTCGTTCCGAAGCACATGCTCAGGTGGAGGCTCAGGATTTCGCTAAGGAGCTTGATACAATTATGATGGAGCTATTCCCTGTAAGTTGGGGTGCTCTTAAGGAGGCTGTATGAGTAATGAATTTGAAGAGCTTGCTAAACAGCTCATTGAATATTTGTGTAAAAATCACCATCCTCACACCACAATTATCATTACCCCTACTGGTGCTGAGATTTTAGAGGGTGTGCAGGCATTTAATGCAGAAGAGTTTCTGCGTGATTAAATTGCTAGAACCAACCAAATCCTATGTCACTCACTACCCTGATGCTATCTCTTTCTGTGAGAAGGCTGAGGGTATCTTTTGGACCAGTAAGGAGATTGACGTAGAAAAGGACAAGCAGGATATGCTTGTCAATATGACGGAGGCTGAACGCCATGGCGTCACCACTACTCTTAAGTTGTTTACTCTCTACGAGCTTATTGCTGGTAATGAATATTGGGGTGAGAGAGTTAAGAAAGCGTTCCCGAGGCCAGAGATTGAACGTATGTGTTCTGTCTTTAGCTTCTTTGAGCTTAATATTCATGCTCCTTTCTATGATCGCCTTAATAAAGTGCTGGGACTGAGCAATGATGAGTTTTATCTTAGCTATGCTAACGATCCTGTTCTACGTGATCGTATCAATTTTGTGGATAATCTTGTCAATCAGCCTGACCTACTCACTAGTCTGGGTTGTTTTAGCCTTGTGGAAGGAGCTGTCTTGTATTCTAGCTTCGCTTTCCTCAAGCATTTCCAAGCTCAGGGCAAGAATAAGCTCCTGAACGTGGTAAGGGGTATTAACTTCTCTGTTAGAGATGAGAATATCCATGCTATGGCTGGAGCGTGGCTGTATCGCTCTCTAAGGGACGAGACCCTCAAGGCTAACCCATCCTATAGGGGTGAGGTAGAGAAGGCCTCAGAGGCGATTCTAGAGGCTTCTAGGGCCATCTATGAGCATGAGAGTCGTATTGTTGATATGATCTTCGAGAAAGGTGAGATTGAGGGTATTACTTCTGACCAGATGAAGAAGTTTGTCCAGAGTAGGATTAATCTCTGTCTGAGTCAGCTGGGTTTGCCTCAGGTATTTGAGGTGATGAATGATACTATCTCGGGCTGGTTCTATGATAACATCAACTCGGTGAGCTTTAATGACTTTTTCACGGGTGTGGGGTCGTCTTATAATAGATCATGGAAGCAGGATGGCTTTGTATGGTAGGCAAAAGTGTGTTCCCGTGTCATGGGATGACTTTCCAGCGATACTGGGATTTACAACATGATGTATCCTTTGAACTAACTGACGAAGAACTCCAGAATGGATGGTTGTTTGATCATGACAATTGGGATGGGATGCTAATTCACAAATCTTGGCCGGAGGCTAATGTATGACTATGTTTAATCTAACCCATCAGCTGTCTGAGGCTCGTCTTAAGGCCTCTCAGAAGTTCAATGAATGGGTTAATAAGCAGGATGATGAAGTAAAGGCAGCTTGGGATGAAGTAAAGGCAGCTTGGGAAGAACTACTTGTGGAAATCAACTCCCTTAAGGTGAAGATTGCAGCCCTTAAGGCTAAGAGTTAATGTCTGCTAGTATATATGAACAGCTTTCCGAAGAAAGAAAGCACTTACAAAAAGAAGGTAAACTCCCTAACTGGTTCAGTACAGGCGGTTGGCAGCTGGCCAAGGACAAACTCCTCTCCGGCTCTGATAGCATGTTCGAAACCTATAGTAGGATTAGCAGGACTGCTGCTAGGCATACCGATGATCCCGATTCTTGGTATAAGCGTTTTATGGAAATCATGTGGAGGGGATGGCTCGCACCTTCAACGCCTGTTCTAAGTAATATGGGTACTATTAAGGGTATGCCTGTAAGCTGCTCTGGAGGTTACATTGAAGACTCAATTGACGGATTCTACAGAGGATATTATGAAGTTGCTATACTCACTAAGCATGGATTTGGTACAAGTGGTTTCCTTGGAGATGTTAGACCTAGGGGTGCTGGGATCAGAACTGGGGGTCGTGCTTCAGGTGTTCTACCCGTTGTCAAACACTTCGTACAGGACATGCGTGACGTTGCCCAAGGAACTAGTCGTAGGGGCGCTTGGGCAGGATATCTACCAATTGATCACGAAGACTTTAACGAAGTAATTGACTATCTTGAACATCATCCTGATGATCTTAACATTGGTTGGAATGTATCTAGTGCTTTCATTGATCGCCTTGAGGCTGGTGAGAAGGACGCAACCAATCGCTACCAAAGAGCACTTAAGGTTAAGGCGGTTACCGGTAAGGGTTACTTCCACTTTCCTGACAAGGTCAATAGGCTATCGCCTAAGATGTATCATGATCGAGGATTGGAGGTTAAGGCTTCTAATCTTTGTACGGAAATCTCCCTATTCAGTGATGCCAACCATACGTTTACGTGTGTCCTTAGCTCGATGAATTTGGCTAAGTATGATGAGTGGAGTAAGACAGATGCTGTATTTGTTGCTACTGTATTCCTTGATTGTGTTGCTGCTGAGTTCATACGTCTTAGCGAAGATACCCCAGCTCTCGATAAGGCACGTGCTTTTACATTTAAGTCTCGTGCCCTTGGTTTGGGTGCTCTTGGTTTCCATACTTATCTACAGTCCAAGCTAATTGCTTTTGAGTCCTTTGAGGCTCATATGATCAACTTGGAAATGTTTAAACATATTAGGGAGGAAGCAGAACGTGCAACAGGATGGATGTCAGAACAGTGGGGAGAGCCTGAGTGGTGTGTCGGGTATGGACGAAGAAACTCACATCTTCTCGCAGTTGCACCTAACACTCAATCAGCTCTCATCTGTGGCGGAGTCAGTCAGGGTATTGAACCAATTGTTGCAAATCTATACAATCAGTCCACAGCAGCAGGAGAGATTTATCGGATCAATCCTACATTCCTTGAAATCGCTAGATCACGAGGTAAGTTCACTCCTGAACTTGTGTCCACACTTGTGGGAAGTGAAGGCAGTGTCCAAGGACTTGACTGGCTAACTGATCATGAGAAATTGGTATTCAAGACTGCATACGAAATTGATCAACGAGCTATTATCAGAATGGCTGCTGCAAGACAGCAGTATATTGATCAGGCTCAGAGTATTAATTTGTTCTTTGATGCAGATGAAGATGAGGCGTACATATCTGAAATCCATAAGGAAGCATTCCTTAATCCATGGATCAAGAGCCTGTACTATCTTCGTACCAAAGCAGGAGTCAAAGCCTCCCGAGGTGATTGTCTGGCCTGTGAGGGCTGATATATTCAATGCTGAGTGTAAGAATTTCTAGGAAATTTTATGACCAATGTTATTGAGGGTAAGTTTGGTTCATTCAAACCTAAACAAGAACTTGTGTACCAGTGTCCTTTCTGTGACAGTGGACGTACTTTCTACCTTTGTGAGGATCCCGGTGTGATCCAGTGTATAGCCTGTTCCTCACGACAGGAGATTCCACCAGATTGGATGGAAGGTGCACATAACAGATTTGCTGAATCAGACGACGAATAAAAAATTAGGCCGGTCTAGGGTTCTCACAAGGAGTCCTAGCCGGCCTTTCTTTTATCTACGTTTTCTTTCCTGCTGACCTTCCAACTTGGCCAACTGAGTGCTGAGGTTATTAACAGCATCTGCCAGCTTATTAGTTGATTCACTCTGTACCTTCTGACTTTCTTTGAGTTGAGAAATGTTCTCAGTAAGTCTAGCCTGTGAGACCTGAGTGCTGCTGACAGCGAAGTCTAGCTTATCAGCTTTATCTTGGACATCCTGAACCTTGGCGAATAGGCTGCCTGATGCAAACACTAAGGACCCAACTGTAAAGACCATCTGACCATAGTCCTTAATGAAGGTCTTTACTTTGGATACAGTGTTCGTTGATTCTTGACCCATTCTACTATCCCCTGCTTATCTACATTACATTGGATGACATTGTTTGTTTGATCTATCCAAGCCTTAACTAGCACATCCTTATCTAAACTCTTAGGGGGCTGACTCACAGGAGTGTTAGTGGTTAGTGGTTCTGGAGGAGCAAGAAGGATCACTCTGTCCTTGACAATAGGTTTCCCACATGCTGTCAAGATAAGCATTGTCAGCAACAGTGCTGGAAATTTGACCAGCCTTGACTTTCTTAGATACAGCATCTACTTTCTCCTTAACCTCCACAACTCTGGTTTGGATTTGATCTTTACTCTTCTGAGCACCTTCTATAGCATCTAGGTCAAACCTAAAGGATGCATGAGCTGTGGTCAGCTGATCTGACAGAGTGGAGGCTGCCTCCTTATACACAGCTACATCAGCCTTAGCCTTAGTAGCCATATGCTTCTCTACAGTGTACATTGTAGCTAGGATGCCTATAGCCAAAAGGAGGACCCCTAGGATGTACATACTAATCTTGGACATCTTCTATCTCCGTAGTTCCCAGACAGAACCCAAGTTCTCCCTGCCTACGAACCTCAAGACCGGGCAACTTCTTCTTCCCGGCATAAACCCAGTTCACTAGTTGTCTACAGCCCTCAATGTATTTGCCCTGATTGAATAGCTTAGCCATCTGACTCGTGCTGAACTTGGTTCTCCCAATGTTGAAAGCAAAATCGATTAAGCCTGCCTTCTGGTAGGGGTTGAGGGGAACATGGATGACAGCATCCACATCCTCCTCAGCCTTCCCCAAATCCTCTGCAAAGAGATTCAGACATTCAGTGTGGGTGTATACCTTACCCACCTTAACCTCAGGTCCTGTGTGGCCATAGCAAGTTGTAGCGATACCAACAGGATCTAGATAAGCGGTGGTCTTAAGCCCCTCACTAGGGGCGGTAAGGAACACTCCTGATATAGCTGCGGAGAGTGACATACCACCCGCTAGTAAGTATGCTAGCATCTTCTTTTGGTCCCCTGTAGGCTTAATTTTCATTCGCCGTTTCCTCTACTGGAGGAGTAAGCTGACTCATAAGAGCCTCATAGCTGGACTTATAATCCACATTACCACCAAAGTGAGCACTGGCCTTAATCAAGTTGTTCATAACAGGAGCAACCTCTCGATTAAGTCTCTGAGCTTCTCTCGCAGCATTTCTAGCTCTATCAGCATCATTAGTAGGATTAGCTACAAAGCTGACACCTGTACCATTGAACATGGTACGGACCACTTCATTAGTGGGGGCTTGATACTTAGGATTACCAGTCTTAATGGTAGATCTATCACTGCCAAACGGGTTGATATCAGCTTCAGGACCAACATAAACATTAGCGTTCTGGAACTCCTGCTGAATGAGAGGAAGGACTTGTTCCTTATAATCTCTCTCATAAGCAATTTTAGCCTGAACAGCTGAGTCACCATTAATCAGATCAGGGTTCTTACTTAGATAACCACCAATCTGGGGATCAGCAAAGAACTTGATAGCTGAGTTGAGCTCCGTTGGGCTAGCAGCTGTGGGACCATATAGACCAACACCCTTAAGAATGTTGCTGATGTTACCATCAATCTCTGTCTTAAGATCAGGGTCCTTAATACCAGCATTCATATTAGACAAGGAAGTCTTAACAATCTTGAAATACTGGTCCACACCCTTATTATGATCAGGATCATCATTATGAGTGATATCACCCGGCTTAGTGGGAACAGCTGACTCATCACCCGGAATCACCTTATTACGCTTCAGGAGATCAATGGCAGCATTGCCAAGGGACTGCTGGAGAGCACCAGCACCAGCAGGGATCATCTTGCTAGTGGCAGTGAGAGTAAGGAACTTAGGATCAGAGGTGAGCAGCTGCATATTCTTTGTGCCAATAATATTCGAAATAGTATTAGCAGTGACCTCAGATTTGGTCTTACCAGTGACCTGATCCTTAGTAGCCTGAGCCAACATGTCCAGAGGCTTTGTGAGAGCCTCTAGGGAGCCCGTGGAATCATACCCCGCGGCTAGGGCACCAGTCTGCTGATGGATCGCTGCCAGCTGGCTGTCAATGTCTCTGGAGGCCATTTCACCTGTATAGGTAGTAGTACCACCCTTACCGTCAGGAACCTGCTGCCCAACCTGAGCAGCAATGCGAGCAGTGTCCTGCTGCCACTTACCAAAGTAAGCATCAGAGAGGGTCTGAGCCCCCTGTAAAAACTGCTGCTTAGCCTGATCCTGAGCAAGCCCAATACGATTACGCTGCATGGTAATAGATTGATTGGCTAGCTGAGCTCTCTCATTCTGAATGGACAGGCCAGAACTTACTAACTGATTCTCCTTTACCTTATGCTCAAGAAGGGCATTAGCTGCCTCCATCTGACTCTGAGCAAAGAGGAACTGTTGGTGCTTCTCAGCAAGGTTCTGCTGAACTTCTGGTGTATCATTAGGACTACCCCAACCAGCGGCCTGAGCACGCTGGAGGGAAGCCATCTTGAGTGTATTAGCATTATCCTGACCCTGCTGGTAATCCTTAACCACATTCTGGCCAAGGCCAGCCTTGTCAATGATATTGCCATAAGTCTTAAAGATCTCCTCCTGTTGGAGGGGATGGTTAGCCAACATACGAGACGTACGAAGTCTATACTGTCTTAAGGCTTGATCAGGCTTAAGTACACCCTGCTGTTCAAGGTCAGCAACTCTAAGGAGATCATCAGCATAACCCTGAATAAAACCAGCATTCTGCTTAGCCACCTGAAGCTGCTGACCCTGACCATAGGCCTGAGCCACAGTACCACCAACTGCACCAAGGAAGTTACCAGCTGTTGAAATAGCATTGGCTGCTCCCGTGTCAACAGGGTTAGGAGCTACTGTGGCTCTCTGAAGAGGAACTTCGTTCACACCTGACTGGAAATCCGCCATTGTTAGTTGTCCTTACCGTCGTACGGTTTATCTTGGAATTGATTGCCGAAGATCAGAAGGTCCTTCAGGTCTTGCTTATCCTGAGGGTTACTGAACGGAGTGGCCTCAATCAGGTTCAAACAATCACCCTTAGAATACATAGGGCAGTTTCTCATTACCATGTTATACATAGAAGCATCACCAGCATCCAAATCAGCCTTAAGTTTCTGGTCCATGAGTCTCTGGAGTACAGGATTGTTATTACCATATACTCTGTAGTACTCAGTGAGCATCTTCTGAGTATGCTCAAGATCATTACCATTCAGGTCAGGATTGCTATAATGAGCCTTAGCATTTCTATACCACTGGCTGAAGTCAGCTTCCATATCCTTTTTATTCTGGATATTATTCTGAGTAATCTTCTGGAGAGCAGTCTCAGTTTCCGTTGGGAAACCAAGTATTGCACCAATGGCATTAACCTTATCAACATTTTCCTGAGTGATAGTGCCCGTAGAACCAATCTTCTGTCTAGTCTGAAGAAGATAGGAAGCCTTGAAGTAGGCAGACATACCAGAGGAGATGCTAGCAAAATCCTTAGCCACCTGTAAGAAGGTGGTGGGATCCTGATAGTCATCTACCAGATTAGTATATCTAGCCATATCACCCACAGCCTTGGTAACTCTAGGATTGCTACCAAAGAACATGGAAGCAGATGGAGAATTAGCAAGAATGTCACCAATGTTACTGGTGAAGATATTATGAACCAGATCAAGGGTGCCATGAGCATTAAATGGGCTAAGACCAGACCAGTCAATTTCAGACTTCTGTCCACTAGCCAAGCTAAGGGCCTTATTAAAGAACCAACCCTCAACACCATTGCTCACAGCTTCCTTAGCATCAGGATTAGTGATACTATTGGTGTACTTGCCAAGGTCAATCACATAGGAGCCAGTACCAAACAAGACGGTGCTTAGAGCAGCCATCTTAGCTTTCAACTGCCAAGGAATGGCTCTGTTAGTGGTCATGTTAAGAATCATCTTCTGAGTGTTCTGAGTATACTGGAACACCATGGAGAGAGCATTCTTATTAGAAGCTAGATCACCAGCCGAGTTCATGTTACCTGTATAGTTTCTAGAGGCAGCATGTACCTTATCAGCAATATCATCAGCAAACACATTGAGGCCCTGCTTCTCAGCAAGATCTCTATGAGCCAACCAAGACATGCTGCTTGAATAGAACTCACCAGCGTCAAAGCCGATCTTACGGCTGAAGTTAGCAATGGCATGAGGTACCTTCGTAACCCTGCCCACAAGACTGTTCTGTGACTGAGCCACCATGTTGGCAGCCATATCATTCACAGCACCTGTGATCATATTCTGATGATCCACAGCTGCACCCAGACCACTTCTTACAAACTGGTCAAATACCTTCTCAGCAGTCTGACTATCCCCCCAAGCATTTTTAGCAAGAGCAATCATAGTAGCATGACTAGCATCTGAACCAAGGGTTCTCATAGCCAGATAAGCAGGCTGTGAGAATGCCTTAACAGAAGCCAACCAACTCGGATTAAGAGCACCCAGCATCACTGCCTGATGACCCTGCACCACAAGCTGTCTCAGAGGAGCCAAGCCAAGATAAGCGTAATAGGACACAGACTTCATACCATTGGTCAAGGATTTGTTAGCAAGGTCTCTAGTGAGTTCCTCACCCTTACCACTAACCTTACCAACAATGTCAGCAACGTTATGGAAGGCAGCCTTGATACCATCATCTAGAAGATTAGTGTAGCTATTCTCTAGATAGTTGGCATAGCCAAAGGTAGTACGTGCATCAGCAACTCTACTCTGGTTCTCATTAACACCACCACGGTATTTAATCTTTCTCATGTCCGTAGGGATCATGGGCTGATTATATTCGCCCTTAGGCAGGAGATCACCATACTGAGCAATACCTCTCTGCTTGATGGAATCAATCACATCAGACAGAGCAATCTTCTTACTCAGGGGAACAGCCTGACCAACCATGGTCTCAACAGGATTACGTAGGCGAGTATCAGACATGTTGGTAGCATTACCGGTGGAATCCTCAAGGAGGGCACCACGTCTACGGAAGCTACTCATACCCTTAGCTTGATGAACGTCATATTCCTGTTCAAATCTATTACCATCACTAAGACGGGTATCCTTACGATAGTAGAACTCGTTAGGACCTTGAGAAGTCATTCTTCTAGCAACAAGATCAGCTTCCTTAGTATTCTTAGCTGTGGCTACAGACTTCTCATAAATCACCTTACCATTGGCATCTTTAACCTTCTCGATGACATGGAATGGGTCTTTATAGTCAATGCCATAGTAGCCCGGACGATAAGCAAGAACCTGTGAGCTAGGAGTGAACTTCCGAAGGTAACCACCACCCGGCTGATTAAGATGAATAACATGTTCACCTACATCACCACCCTGAGTGAGAATGGGCTGACGCAGCTTAGCAATGCCACCACCATTCTTATATAAGGTCTGTACATCAGCTTTAGTCAAGTTCTGAATAGTATCTGTAGCAGCATCCCAAACATTTACACCACTAGACACAGAAGCCTGAGCAACTCTCCTAACAGGAAGGTTAGTCTGGCTACCGGCATGTATGAACTCTTCATAACCCGCCTTATCAAGCTGCTTAGCAAAATACTCATTCTTCAGATGCCATACACCATCCCAAAAATCCTTAAACTTCTTAAGGGTGGCCATACCCTCTTGTGAAGCACCTGCGGCCATTAGCTTTACAGTGTCATATTGACGAGACATGAGGTTAGCCTCATTAATCTCATTATGCAGAACACTCTGTTCAGCAGGGCTAAGTCTCTTCCAGTCTGTGGCAAAATCACCAATCTGACGAAGGAAAGCCTTCTCAATACCAGCAGCCCTATCTGTACCAACCACAGCAGGCTGGACAATAACTCTGTCAAGCATACTCTGGGGATCAAACAAGATGTTGGAGAAGGTACCCTGAGTACCACCCATAGGAGTCCAACGATCAAAGAAGTTCAGGTTAACCTTAAGGGGCTGCCAACCCTGAGCTTCAGTTACATCATTAGGGGCAATTCTATACTCATGGTCAACAGATACTAAGTAATCGTCTACATGGTTAGGATTAGCTTCCTTGAGCTTAGCCACCTCATCAAGGTCCGTGGGAACATACTTCTCACCATCTCTACGAAGCAGGCCTAAGGCAGACTCATCCACACCAGTATTGCGGAGGGCAAACTTAGCCGTCTCCAGAGCATCACTAGCATCACTGAATCCATTTGCCTGAGGACCATATACACCTCTAAAGGAGAATCCCTGAGGGGTGTTAGTGAACTTAGCCTGATCAGGAACCAGCTGGAACATCTCCTGTCTAGGAGTCATACCAACAGCCTCACTGAACTGATTCACCTTCCAAGAGCGGGCAGCAGCTGCCTCAGCCTGAAGATACTGGGTTTGGCCATCATGCTTGATAAAATTAACCAGCTCAGGTGGAATGGCATCCCTAGTCTGAGTGATGGCATCTGGGGCAGAAATCTTATTAGCCACAGAACCGTCTACATGGGCCACCTCGGGCATCATGGCGTTAGCCAAGGCATCCGTACGGGTGGTGCCTGCGAGGGCCTTAGCGGCCTCGTCAGAGGCATCTAGCTCCATACTACCAAAGGCATTACGGGCCATATCAATGTTGGTGTCTTTAAAGTTCTGATAGATGGATACAGGTTGTACCTGAGATCTCACACTATCACGGATGGCACTGCTAAGAACATTCTCAGGAGGCATCTTCTGATAAGGAACACCCGTGGAGCTATCATAAACCTGACGTTCACGACTTTTATAGAACTGGCCAAGACTATTCTTGTTGACCTTCTCATAGGAGGCCTCAGGAATGGTGTCATCAACCTTGGCTGTAGCCGCCTCAGGAGCCGCCTCAGCGGATGCCTTTTCAGCAGCATAGTTAGCCTCAAAGTCAGACTTAAAGGCTGCCTCAACGTCCTGTGCACCCTTACGGCCAGCATTATACTCGGCAAGGGCCTTACCATACTTACCAGCAACCTTAGCTCCCTTAAGGAGAGGACCACCAAGTATGGTTAGATCAGCCCAGCTAGCCACATTATCTGCAAGAGCTTGACGGTCACTATAACCAGCACCACCAAGGATGTCCTGAAGATTTTGCCTACGAGCTTCATCATTAAGATCATTTACTACAATGTTAGAATTAGTGTTGATCAGGTTAGCCATACTCTGGGCTGCACCCAGCTGCTGATCAGGCGGGAGAGACTCAATGGAATCTCTCAGATATTTGTTGGAGTTACCCACACCACCAAGGAAGGTCTTAAGGAAGGCCGACACTGGAGCACCAGACTGATCAGCTCTGATACGAGCCGTCATAAACTGTCTAGCAAAAGGGAGAGCTGAGCTAGCCATATCATAGGCATGCTGTGCTGCATCAGGCTGAGACATTGACATGGCGGAAGTATACACCCGCTGAATGTCCTGCTTATTCTGATTCATTTCAGTGGTGATAGCAGCTAGATTAAATCTAACCTTATCCTGCTCAGCATTAGGAGTGCCATGGACATCGGCATCAATGGCCTTAGTGGAGAGCATATTGGCTGGAGAATAGATGGCACTATTCTTATCATACACTTGGCCAACAGCAGCTTTCTTCTGCTCGTCAGTGAGATTAGGATTTGCCAAAATATTCATGAGGGGATCTTTATTCTGCTGCATAGCATTGTCACGAGCCTGACCAAACAACTGTGTGGCAGTCTGAGACTGACCCTCAGATGTATCCTCAGCGAGAGCCTGACGATAACTATCAATCATACTCTGGGCTGCCGTACCACTCGGGCTGAGGGCTGAGGCATACGCAGCTGTATTGATAGAGGAGGGCAGGTTAACCACCGGAGCAACCGGCTCTACACCTGGAGAGAAGTCTGACAGAGCAGGCTCCTGACCATCACCCATCAAGCTAAGCTGCTTTAGGCTCATAGGAGCCTTAGGCCTCAAGTTGGGGGTTTTGAGATTGCTACCAATGGTATTGGCCATGATTCATCCTTAAGCAAATAGATTATTTACACTCTGTTTAAACTGTGGAGTATTAGAGAACACATTGAATGAGGAGCTAGCTAGACTTCCAATAGCACCGAAGGTAGCCGCATTACCCTGAGCATCCGAAGCCTTATTCTGATAAGCTAGGACACCACTCTGTGTACTTTGATTCTGAGAGATGGTGGCAACATTACTACCCACCTGAGAACCCAAAGCTGAGATACCACCAATTTCACCAGAACTACCTAGGGTACCAGTGTTAGCTGAGCCCTGCATAATCTGTGCGGTTCGTACTCTCTGCTGTCGTACCTGTGATCTAATATCAGCCTGAGTGGCAGCCTGATTCTGGGCAGCCTGTACCTCTGAGGCATTCTTCTGTGCCTTCCTTGCTTTCTGTTGCTCTTGGTTCTGCATATAAGCTGAACCAGCTGCAACTACAAGTGAGGCAATAGCAAGTGCAGTTACAACACCCATTATTCAATCCTCAAGTAAGATTTTCTCATAAACATTTTCTGTATGTCTGTAGCCATACTTAAGAGGTATATCCTCATTGTGGCCAACCTGAAAGGCTAGGACTTGGCTAATAACACCATTATCAATGAGAAGCTGTTCCATAGCAGCTAACATATCAAGGAAGATACCACCCTTACGATGTTCCTTCTCAACGAAAATAGCCAACTCTTTAGCCACGAAGGTAGAGGAGAACATGTCAGGACTCACTAGATTAGTAAAGTACCCAATCAGTTTATCCTCCTCATCCCTTGCAGTAATGATATGAATCAGACCATTATCCATACAGATCTTTAGAAACTGCCAGTTGTAATTCTCTGGGACTTTATCAACCTTATGTTCAAAAACTTCAGCATAGTGCTTCTTACCAAGTTTAAGACATTCAGCCATAGCTTTAAGGTTGGACTCTTCCTGAATCTTATACATTACCATTAACTCCCAAATTCATAGACCAACCAAGAAGCTCCATATGCTTACCCGGCTCTGATTCAAACAGGATGGATACAGCTTTACCATAACCCCTAACTTTAGTCCTAGTCTCTACAACAGAATAACCACTATCAAACTTATCAGGACTATCAGGATAGTACACATTTCTTAACCTATACAACTGCTGAGGTTGTGACCATTTATTAGAGTTAGCACTATTAGTCCAGTCCCACTGAGTAGTCATAATACATGAGGACTGATTGGCCAATGTAAGGTCACCATCTCCTGTACCATCATCAACAAGACCAGTTTCAGTCTGATTGAAATGGGTGGTCATGTAAACAATATCTTTCTTTCTCTGGGTGTCACCACCATTGAGTGCACCAGTCAAAAGATAGGATTTAGCATCCACACCCACACCATCAAAACTAACCCAATCATAATGGTTAGGTTCAGAGTAGTTACCAAAGGTAAACTGGATATTAGACTCATATGCTGTGATAACTAGATACTGGACATCCTTAATATTACCTAAGGTGTCATCAAAAGCTGTTACAGAAACCTGAACACCATCATTATTACTATCAATGACATTACTACCATCACTAATAATGACATCATTAGACCTAATTGGCTGGGAGAAAGGATTAACATTCACCCCACCAATAACTGCTGGTAGTCCACTGCTGCTTACATCTTGGATAGTGTACTTAGAATATACACCGTTAGTTACATCCAAAATAAGCTCAGTGGTCTTAATAGTACTGTCTTTACGATTACCATATACCCACTTAATCTTCTGTTCAAACTCATCATAAACACCCTGAGAGGTTTTAATATCAGCAGATGCAATGGAGTTGTACAAGGTCTTAAGGGTCTTTCTGGTGATGTTATTGGCTACAAAGTCACCATACTCATTAGTAGTCAGAGTATAGATACCATCTCTGCTCCAATAGAATACAGCATTACCAACCACTACCACAGATCCGGGGGATACACAGCCTGCTGTGGTAATCTTAGTAACCTGATAGTTTGTGGCTGTGAAGCCTGAGCTTGCACCACCACTGACAGTCCAAGCACCATTCTCAGCTAGGATTACCAAGCCAGTCTGGATGCTCTGCATGGCACAAATACCATAAGCGCCATCAATACGTATGAAGCCACCATCAGTGTCAACTAGATCACTACTATCAGGGGATGTAGGATCAGCAGCCTGATAACAACGATAGATGGAAGAAGCATCCTGCACTAGGGAGCTAAACAATACATAAGAAGACATCTTGGGGCTGCTAGAGTCACCATCATTAAGGGCTCCGGGGAAACCACCATAGAATACTCTCCCAGCATACTCAGCTACAACACTAGGACCACCAGGAGTTTCATCAGCAGGTAGTGTATCAATGTTGTAAGTGTTCTGAGGATACTGGGCCATCATCTGAGCAAACACTTGCTTTCTGCTAGCACCACGAGATAAGGCATCAATGATGAAGTAACCCATAGGAGCTTGTGCAGTACCGATAGGATTAGCAACACAGTCCTTAGCATTAAATCTAACTACAAACTTATCACCATCTGAGTTAGTATTAGCATAGACGAAAGCATTAATGTAATCTGCATTAGCTGGGAAAGCACCACCTGATGCTCCAGTGAACTGGCTGATCAGATCAACAGGGGTTGTACCACCATCAAAGGATGGCTTAGGTGCAGACCAACCCTGATTTCTGAGGTTATACAGGTGTCTTGAAGTAAGGACCCTAGGCCTAAGGGTTACATTAGTACCTTCCCTAAGGTTCTTACCAGTGATGTTAGCAGTCTCTGAGCCACCAGTAATTGGACCAGAACCGGAGCCACCGCCTTCACCGGGAGAATCAATTGGAAGCATTATGAATCTCCTTAGGCTGCGATGTCAGTGACACCAAACAAATCTCTAATCAAAAGTCTCTTAGATAGCACACTAAACCCACCATTATCATAGGTGTATACATCAATATCTTTGCCACCAGTAACTACAACCAATCTACCATCCACAGATGCAAAGGACATATTAGACGTTGTGTTATAGTCCTTATAACCAATTAAGGAAGCTGAGATTGGTTGGGCTGTGCCATCAAAGAAGTGAATTCTATTCTGAATCTGGACCACAATGAATGTCTGACTGGAATCTCCACCAACATTATCCCACTTATAAGAATTAAAAACAACGTCAGTTCCAACTGGAAGAGTTTGACCACTATCAACTATAACATAATTCTGTTCGTAGTCAAAACCATTTCTTCGAGTTCTTAAGCCTGTACTATTAAGAATGAAGTTCTCTTCATCCATAGAGGCATTAGTTGGAAAAGTTAGAGGTGTAGCCTCGGTGACCAAACCTCCAACGAAGTTATTAAATTCTACAGGTTGGTAACTACGAGGCATAGGTCACCTTATTCCTTTGGCTGTTTAGATTCTACGTAACGATCCACTGCAACCTTAGCAACTCTGATAGAGTTCCATTCACCACTTAGGGCCTTAGGGAGGGAGCCTTTACCAGTGTGTTTAATAATATGGTTGGCAGTGTTCTCACCAATTTCAATTAGGTAGCCTTTGTATTCCATTAGTCATCTCTTTTAAAGGTTGGGTCACAACTACGACGACTGGCCATGTGACTAGCATGTCTGCCATAGTCTGGGAATTTGATACCTTGGTTAACTCGCTTATCTGTTCTAGCAAGCCACTTACGCTGACGTTGAGCTGCCTGTTCTGCTTTCTGGTCCGGCTGCTGTCTGACCTTCATAGAAGCTCTAGACTTAGCCTCTTCAAGCAGGAGGCTGAATGCCTTCTCTGGAAGATCAGGATAAGCATCATCAAGATGTGTCCAAGGAGGAGTTACATATGCATAGACCTGAATCTTATGCTTTTGAAGAGTATCATCAACAGATGAATCATAGGAATCAAAGATAAGAGTCTTGTCATTAAAGCTAGTGTAGTAGGTGGGAGCCTGATCATTCTTGATTGTAAATTCAACACCAGACTCAGGATCAACCATAGTCATATAGTTGGGTTGAGTATTATCTCTGTTATTACATACTCTCAGAAAATCATCAGGCTCAAGTACTTTAATAGTATCGAACCGCCTACGCTCACCTTCACCAGCCTTAACCTTGTTATAGTTCACAAGAGTGATCTCACGGACCTCATCTTGCAGTCTCATAAGGACAGGAAGGTTGTAATCACCACTAGCATTGACCTCAACTAACTTCCTAGTGTGAGGCCAGTTTCGACTATCAATTAACTCGGCATAGGTAGACTTAACAATCTGGGCAACCTGCTGAGACTCCACAGTATCATCAATGGAGTTTACAGTGTCAGAGTCAAGATCATTAAGTATGTCTTGCACTATATCAAGAAGAGTCATCTTCATTACTGGACACCTTGATATTTATAGATAGTAACTTCGGCAGCTGGATCTACAGCCCAACCTGAAGTATTAGGAGCTGACTGGGCTAGGCCACCAATGGAAGCACCTGCTGAATCAGAGGCAATCTGAAAGGTAATAACTGAGCCAGCAGCTGCATCGATGAAGAAGGTTTCAGCCCAGCCAGAGATCTGATTAGCTGCCAACTGGACTCGATGGGTGGGCTCATAAGGACTGCCATTAAGCAAGACCCTAAAGAAGACAATGGAACCTGAAGCACCAGCTGCAAAGTTTAGATCATATCTGATGGCATACTGACCAGCTGTGGTCAGAGTTACAGCACCAGCAGCACTTACAGCCACATCGGTGTTTGAAGCAGCAGCACCGAAAAGTACCTGTAGTGCGGTATTAGAAGCACCGGGAGTTTGAGTAGCTGATGTGCTCTGGCTACTAAGGCTTAGGGCATAACCCTTAGAGGTGGCCTTAACACCAAGGTCAGTATAATTAACCTTACGGAACGTGGTAGTGCCATCCCCATTAGCCATACAAGCGGTACCAGCAACTGCCGTGGATGCGCCTTTAGCTTCATGCCTATCGGCATCTGAGATGACTGAATGTTGAATAGTAGCGATGGCTGTTCTCCAAAGAAAGGCCCCCACCATAAGGCAGGGGCCGTGTAACATTAAGGAAGTGTTTCTTGTTCTCTTGTGACAAACTTACTAACACCAGTATTTTCCATCAACCCTTGATTTTGTAAATACTCAACAAGGTCCTGAAAAGCCCCATCATCCATACTCAAAGGCTCGCCAGTTGGAACAGCCTCCTGTACATTATAGATGTGAAGACCAGTTGTAACTACATAAGTTTGACTACCCATGAACTCTCCTTAAAAAGTTAAACAATAGATCCAGCCGCTCTAAGGTTAGTGAGCAAAGTGTTAAACTTTGCTACAATATCCGTAGTATCAACAGCGTTAGCAACAGTAGCTGCCTTCTTCACAACACCGGCAACGGTAGTGCTAGCAGCAGTAGCGGCAGCAGCCGAACTTGGTGCACCAGCAGCAAACCAATCCGACATAAGCTGGCCAAAGGCCGTATGCTTGTTGGTCGGAAGAACAGTCTTGATGTGCTTACGCGCGGCATCATACCAGTCCTTCATTACGGAGTAACCGCAGACAGGTCGAAGTCATCGCCCGGGACATTATGGAACTTGATGATAATAAAACCACCAGTACCACCAGTCTGAGCAACAATACCCGTGTTAGCCGCCGGAATCTGCACAGGAGCAGCCTCAGTGGCTGCCAGAACAGCAACGCCACCAATGGACACAGCCGAGACCGTGCCAGTTGCAAAGGTCGTATCAACCTTATACACCTTGACATTATTCCGGCGGGGGAACTTATAGATCAGGCCGCTAAACGGAAGATTGACAACATACTCATTGTCAAAACCATTCCGCTTAAAGACACCCTGCTCACCACCCGACTTGCGGGGGCCATACTGGTTGCTGACATTCAGACCAGCACTATTTTCATAAGCCATTATTTATTCTCCTATTAGGCAATGGCAGTAGCGGAGGTGACAATGCCACCCAGCGTGTCAGTACGGGCAAGACCGAAACCATAGCGGCAACGGACAACGTACTCATCACGAGCACGATCCTTGTTACGCTCACCTTCAGCCTTGGGCATACGACGCCATGCACCGAGAACCGGCTTGGTCTGATCGCTAGCCACACACATAGCAATGTTCAGGACGCCAGTGACCGAGGTCGTACCATCCGACCACGTGCCCTGAGGCAGGCGGTTCGAGGTAAGAATATCCCAACCAAACAGGCTCTGAACGAATCGCTGACCACGTGCCATACCCTCATTGAGGATGGCCTGACCGAACGGCGTGACGTCATGCGTAATGGTAACGAGACCATTCAGCGTGGCTTCCACAACCGGATCAACAATCAGAACACGACCTTCAGCAGGAACGTTAGCCTTATCAAACGCGAGACGCAGCTTGATCAGATCCGAAAGGTCAAGGGTGTTATTAGCACCAGAGGCCGGGATCAGGTGGGCAAAACCATTGACTGCATGCGGGGTATTAGCCAGCGCATAGTAATCACCAACAGTCTTGAGGAAGTCAGTCTCAAAGCCTTCCTGAATAGCACGGGTCGATTCCGACGCACGCTCACCCATCAGCTGATCAATCTGAGCACCGTCCTCACGAAGGTCATCAGTCACATACCAAGCATCACCCTTGTACTCAGTGATACGGAAGGTGATCTCACCAGTCTCAATCGGATTGTACACCAGCGGCGTATCTTCCTCGGCATCCTGAATAGTCACAGTACCGATAGTCTTAATATGGAGCGTTTCACCAGAACCGAAGTCACTCACATTACGCCAGAACGACTGCGGGAGCAGACCATCATGGAGATTCTCATAAATGAACTGAGAGTAGACTTCCGACTCAATGAATGCACGCGAATTTTCGAGAAGCTGCATTTATATTTCCTTTAGCTATCAATTCCGTATTTAGTATACACTTCATTACGAAGCTCAGCAAATCTATTACCCTGCTCCTTACGGTTTGCATGGATACCAGAAAGCAAACTGTGATCAGGCTTCTTAGAAGTCTCAATAACAGGCTTCGGAACTGGAGTGCGTTGATTAGATACGGTGGGGTTTGAGTCCTTATGGACAGGGTTGCCAAACAAGGCTAGGACTACGTCCGGGCTCTGCTTAGCGAGTTCTCCAAGTGCCTGTCTGGTAGTGCCTAGTTCCTTAGCCTTAACGTCGAGCATCTCGACAGCCTTGTCACCAAACTTACCCAGAAGGGCATCATTAACTTTCTGCTGATTAGAACTCAACGTCGCATTCACGCGTTCAGTGTTGAGGCTATCAGCAACAAGTTTACGAACTGCCTGCTCATCAAGACCCGTAACCTCTACAGGGGTAACTGTAGGAGTGGTCTGCTGCTCCAGGAGTCGCTGTACAGTCTCCTCAATGTTGCTAAACTTACCCACCTGTTCCTTCAGTGCCTGCAACTCTGAGTTAGTACCAGTAAGCTGGTTCTTGAGTTCAGGAATGTACTTCTGGGAATGGTCGAGGGCAACTAGGGCATCTTCGAGGGTCTTGTACTTCTGTTCACCATGCTCATTCTTAATATTCTTGAGGAGGTCCTCGGGCTTAATCTGAACTGGTGTAGTGTCAACCGGCGGGGTAACAGGCTGATCACCAAAAACGTTTGACTGGTCGGTCATTTGAAATCCTTAGTCTGTAATTAGTTCCATGATCTCCCTAAGGGCTCGCTCGTATCCATGACGGTGTGCCTGAAGATACGCCCAATTAGGATTATCATAATGTGATTCTAAAGTAGAGCCTGCTCGTTTCTCTTCAATGATATCAGCTAATACTAGCTTCAATCTTGCTCTGATTCTAGTAGACTCCTTATAGAATGTTCTCATATCTGACTCTACTTGGCCAGAGAGTCCTTTTGTCCATCGCCTATCCATATGTTAGGCTCCTGGAGGCATAGGCATCTGCTGCTGAACCTGTAGGTCTTCCTGAGACTGGTTAGCTAGAGCCTGTGTATCATGCTGCTCTTCAACAGCCACATTAGGACTAAAGATATTATAACCATTCAGTCCAATAACATCATTGATGAACTTAACCATATTAAGAGCAGATGTATGTGGAGCAATCATCTGGCCAATAGGGCTTGAGAATACACCAATGAGATTCTGAAGATCCTGCTGCTGCTTAGCAAAGTGTCTAGCACCAACAGGCCTAATGATGCCATTAGCAGTGATATCCTCTCGGGTGATTTGGATGAACTGCTGGGCATTATAATCATTATCCATAACTCTGATAACATCACTACCATCAAGATTACGCTTAGCGGACTCAAGCATGCAGTTAAGAGTAGGCTCAACAAGCTCAACCTCAAACTGGATGATCTTCTCTTGGAAGATTCTGCCAGCTGCTGTTTGAAGCTGTTGTACTTCAAAGGCAGTCTTTTCACCCGGAGTTCTAATACCCATCGCATCACGAGGGGCACCAGCATAAAGCTCCATCTTGTTTTCAAGCTGAGTGATCTGATTGTCAGCTGTTACAATATTGTTGAGACCCTTAAGGACCTCTTGTACACTACCACCTTCACCAGCGTAAATCTCAGCTGACGGTCCCCATACAAACTCTTCCACATCTCCGGTAATGAGTAGTGGAGGCTGAATGGCTAAATCGAAAGCATCGGCCTTAGCATTTTCGAGGTGGTCAATACGATACTGCATGCCCACAAGGTTGTCCAGAGGACCCATAGCCCAGAGGTTATCAGGGCGGAATCTCCAGCCGACATGTTGGATGGGAGCAGATCCAAACCAATTGGCGATCTCTTCATTACGAATGGTAGTCCGTCTGTCAACAACAGTGATCACTCGATCAGTCATCAGAGTACCATCAATGTCAGTATAGTCCCCGTAAAACTCTAGGACTTCAAAGTACTGACCCATGAGGTACTCATACATATTACCAAAACCATCAATGTTTAGGCCATTAGCTTTCTGGAAGTCTTCGTAGCTATAGCCACCAAGAGCTTCACAAAGCATGTCACGAGAATCCAGAGCTTTCTGCCAGAAGGCATTTTCAGGCTCGTCCTTGGCCAATCTCTGGATTTCACCCCGAGTCTTTAGGGATCTGACAACCTTAAACGTATGCTGAATATCATCAGCCATAGGGTCAAACACAATGTCCATAGGACTGATTCTATGAATCCGAGGACCAATATACTGAGGAATCTTTAGGCCATTCTTATCAAGTTTATACATGGCCTCAAAACTAACAGTACAGAATGCATTACCATAGTCAATATAGTCATAGACTAGCTTAGACATTTCTGTACGGAAGTGAGACTCACGGCACTTGTTCTCAATATAACCTTGAATGATTCTAGCAGTTTCATGCTTAGCATCATCTTTAGTATAAGCCTGCCAGCTAAGCCAGTTGTCATTAGGGAAGAGTGCACTAATATAGTTGGAGTGCAGGTTATCTCTAATCTGACAAAGTTTAGGTGTAGTAGTACTATTCTTCCAAGGAAGTCTTGAGTTACTAGTGGTTCTAGTATCAGTAGCGAAGATATAATTACGAAGCTCAAGCCACTCATCAACCTTGCCCTGACGCTGCATGTTGAACCGATCCCAAGCCTGTGCAATGTATCTGGCTGGATCATCCTGAGTCAACAGGGCTTTAATCTGAAGTACCTTTGTTGACATTATGCAAAGCCTCCGAACTTGGCGTGATAATTACTTGCTGGCTTAAACAACTCAATCATACTCGTCCTAGCAGATTTGGTAGGTACTATAGCAATGGAAACAGCAGATGCTAAGGCATCCTTAATATCATCATGAGGAGGACGGGACAGGACAAGTTCCTCTTCTAGGACTTCAGTCCATCCACCTTCCATGTGCCACATAGTCATACTGTCATAACGATGTTCAAGGGCAGCAGCAATACGCTCTTCCTTGTTGCCTTCATTACGAGTTGGTCTAAACTCCTCTACAGAAAGTTTAAGACCAGACTTAGTGACGTAATCTTTAATATCATTAACAATGACCTTCTGAGCTACAGTAACCTCACATCGCAGTTTATTAAAGTTCCACTTAGAATGGAGGTCGCGGATGTGGTTAAAGTACTCAATAGTCTTATCAGCTTTGAATCTATCAATATCTAAAATGTAGATAGCACCAGTATGATCAACTCCAATAACCACAATAGCCGACCAGTCGGCCTTCTTAGTCAAGGAGAATGCGAAGTCTACTGAAGCATATACATTAAGTCTGTTGTCTTTGAAGTACCACCTATCACCCTGCTTCTTAAGGAAACGGGGATTATAGTACTGGAACTTCTCCCTGCTGATTCTATCTGAGCCCGGATCATTGGGATCATTATAATACTGAGCATAGAACTGAACTCTGTCAGAGTACTCAGCCTTAATACGTGAAAGAATCTGTTGATTAAAACCAAAGGCTTTACCGTCTTTACGGATGGCTCGTGGCCAAAGGTATATGCCCTCATCCTCGACGGCGTACTCTTTGATTTCCCAAACAGGGGACACATCAATCTTAATACCTTCTGCATCAAAGATATCATAGACTTGTTCTTTCCAATCCCGATAAACATCAGCGGGATGGTATCTTGTACCACATGCTACAGTGAATCCACCAGAGTTTCTGATGGAGGTAAACTGAGAGGCCTTACGAGAGACAAGGTTTCTACCTTCCTCAGTATAAGCGTTCTCAGGAACAACCAAGTCATCAGCGATGATGACATCAGCATGCCAACCTGTAGTATTAGTAGTAAGGCCAGCTGTGGCTACCGTGGCATCTCTGATACCTTCAGCTTTACGCTTAGGATGATCAATGGAGAGCTTAGTAGCTGACCACTTATCACGCTTACCTTCTTGAGGATTAATGTACTCAGGAAAGTATCTCTGATAGACACTTGAACCTAGAATATTCTTAACTGCATAGAGCTGGGTTTCAGCTAGCTCTGCTGTTGCAGAAAGATACAAGGCTGTAATCTCTGGATGCCTAGTGATAATCCAAGAAAGCCATGTTGCTACAACGTGACTCTTAAGATGACCACGGGGAAGGAGCATTAGTTTATTACTTGCAAGCTCCAACCCCTGACCAAACAATTCATAACTGTGCAACCAAGAATACAACTCTCTATGGATCGCTCCATACATATAACCGGGGTTGACTAGACGGGCATAGTAGTTGAGATCAGCCATAGCATGTTCTCTGACTTCCTTAGCCTTGTCAGGCATACTGTCTAGTCTACGCTGAGCTTCTACAAGCCAGTCTTCTTCAATCATTGGTTACCTACGATAGTCTTCAAGTCTTTTAATGTCTGCACTGAATTCATCATCAACACGTTGAGAGATAGCTGCCTGACGCTGTATCTCGGCCTTAGAAGGACGACCAACAGCTCTCTTATCCCAACCCTTCTCAATGAGATACTTGGCTGCCTGAAAGCCTCCAGACTCACCTTGACACATATTGATCATTTCCTTCACACCTCTTGAGGCAAGGAGGAGTTCAAGCTCCTCCCTCCACTCGTCGATATGCTTCCGAAGGATCTTATTCTCACCAAGACGTTTCCAATGTTGCCAACCCAAAAGATACTTGTTAGCAAACAAATATTCCTTAGGATCTTCCATCTCTAGGTATAGTCTTTTAAGTGATGGGTACATAGTGCCCTTATACTCGTAGTCATAATCCTTAAGTGTATAGATGGCATAGTCATCATAGTTAATCTCAAGGAACAGGCTCTGGGTCAGAGGGCGACCATTAGTATCCAACAGTTTAGTTCTTTCCATTACACTCTCGCATACCAGTTAAAGCCTGTGGCTGCACCAGCGTTAGCACTCATGTTAATGGTGAAGGTAGTTGCCGTAGCATTACCCACCCAGAATGCATTAGGGGAGATATTAGCATTGTTAGGTGTAGCAACCATCATAGTGGGAGCAACACCAAGGCCATGGGTTACAGTTACGCTGTTTGCACCAGAAGCCATAGTACTGTTGCCCCAAGTCTCTGAAGCCCAGCCCGGGCAATTGGTAGCCCTAACAGTAGCACTGTTATTGATAAGGATAGCAGCTGTAGTACCTTCCACATTACAACCAACCAGAGCTCCTCTGGAACAACCTGAGGTAAAGATACAAATACCATATCTCTGGTTAAAGACGTCAGTTACATTCTGGTGGACAGTGTTTACACCAACAATATTAAAGTCCGTGACAGCGAAGCTAGCACCAACAAGAATGCCAGAACCAGATGCTGTCAGGGAGATATTGTTACCAACAAAATCACCACCAGTGACGCTGAAGAAGGAGCAGTTGAACACAGCACCATGGACAGATGAGAAGGTTGCCTGATTATTACAGAAGCTCACTCTATGGTTATTAACTGAGAAGTTAAAACCTGAGGATGCACTAACTGCTGTCAGGGAAGAGTTAAGACCAGCTTCCTCAGAGAAACAGTTATCCACAATAATGTTCTTACCAAAGGTATCAAAGTTAAAGCCATGGCCATTAGGACTGACAGAGTTCACACAGTTATGAATGAACAGATCAGTTAGGCCAAAGGTACCATTACCTTGGAAATTAAAACCAGATGCACCAGAGTTATAAGCCGTGCTATTAGAGAGCACCAAGCCTGCACTACCAGCAGTGATGCTAGTAAAGTTAAAGCCTGCTCCACCACAGTTGATAGCATAGCAACCATCTACTACAAGGTTTGCTCCATCAATGTTAAAACCATCCTTGATGGTATTATGAACGAAGCAGTCCTTTACAGTGCTACCACTCTGGCTATTAGGAATGTAGATGCCATGATAGGTGGAAGCAATGTTAATATCCTTAAGGGTGAACCCTGTACCACCATTAACTTGAATACCATGGGCAGAGGTGGAAGCCTGAGCCACACCAGTGATGGTGAAGTTCTCAAGGTGACAACTCTGAGCACCAGCATTAGTAATAGTAATAAGGGGGGCAGATAGCTGACCAGTCATCTTAAGGAAGGTCTGCTTAGTACCATACAAGGTCACTGGGGTGGTAAGGGTATAACTCTGGTTCAGGTTAAAAGTACCAGCTGGCATCTGACCCTGAGCACCAGTCTGCTGGAGCTGAGTAAAGAATGCAGCAAAGGCAGCAGAGCTATCAGCAACACCTGTAGGATCTGCTCCAAAGTCTGTAGGACTGAGCACCTCCCTTAGTTTAGCTTGGACAGTTCTGTTAACCGAACCTGTACCATTCTGCTTGAATCCAACCAGACCTGAGCCAGTATTGGCAGCTAGGTTATTAACAATGGTGGTATCAGCAGTGGTACGATCTGAGATCTCCAAGGACACCCTATCAAAGGACTGTACCCAAGTAGAACCTGACCATCTATACGTAGTGTTATTAGTGGGGGTTGGATCATTGGTAACCTGACCAATGGTACCCACAGGCTTGCTAGTATCTGCCTGAAGGGTGGTTAGGGTGGCATAGCCAATGACACCAGAAGACTGACTAGCTGTAATCTGATTGATCTGAATCTGGAGATCATTATCAGCACCACTTCTAATGACAGCCTCATTATCCAGGTCTACTAGACGTACAAGGTCATTAGGTTCTACAGGAGCAAAGTCCTGACTTAGTATGGTATTAAGAACCCTATACCCATTCATATCCAAGTCCTGATCCATAGTGTTCCCATTATCAGTGAGAGCCATACGATCAGTATTCAGGGTGTCCTGGATCTTATCAAAGTTATCATTGATCTTAGCTAGGTTATAAGCCGAGGTAATTTTATTAAGAGTGATGTCTGCCATCAGTATCTCCAAGGGAAGTCCTACTTAGGGCTACCACAAGTCTTCCTTAGACAAGGAGGTAGATAATATGTATAAGCCTTATATAAGGAAAAGTCCTAGGAGAGTGGCTCTTGATCTACTACATGTTCTTTTCTCTTTAATGCATGCTCTTTCTTCGAAAGCTCTTCTCTCGAAGAGAGTATTCCTTACGTAGTAAGAACTATGCTCTCTTATACTTTTCTTACGCTTATATACTATATAACCTCATTTTTAGGCATTTTAGGACAAATTATTTTCATTAATTTTAATTTATTTTTAGGAAGTGTTATAAATCATATACTTAGCTATTAGCTATATTTTCCTTTAGAAATTCTTAAGGTGTATTGCACCCATATAAGCACACCCCCGACCCCCCTTTAGCCCCCTTAACATTTCCTTAGCATACGCCAGCGTATGTTATAATGTATCATGGGGGGTGCAATAACACCCGGGTATAACCTTCATCTAACCTTAGTTTAACATCTCCTTAACTATCAATGTGTTACATACGCGCACGCCTGGTTCCTCATATGTGCATGCCCTAATGCATGCCAACCTATGACTAATGGCATAGGCCATATGGCATATAGACTCTCCTCCTCGACTGTGTCAATCTATCTCCACGGTCAGGCAATGACCTAGATGCAGCAAGGCTGGCAGCCAACTGGCAACAGTTGTAGCACCCACGTCCTTGTCATACCTAGGGCATCACCTACCCAGCTAAGCGAGACGCTAGTGGTTAGCCTCGGTCCATGAGACCAGCCCCATTCAGCTAACGTTCAGTGAACCCGTAGTATGATTCATCCATGAGTTGGGCAACCAACTATGAGTGTTCAGGAACTAAGGTCCGGCCGGAAGGCGCAGGCTTAGGGAGAGTTGCACTCATGCCAACCTGAGCCATAATCAGGCTGCCGAGTCGGAGGCAAAAACCGAAAGAGTCGCGGTGCAGGCATCGATGAGTGCACCCCCGCTACCATCGCGGGCAACATGAGGTTGAGGGAGTAACAGGCTTACAACCTGTGAAAGCTAGGCTTCTGGATGGGTGAGCAAAGGACGAGACCACGTCTCAAGCAGTCCCCTCACAAGGTTGGGCAACCAAGGATAAGAATCCTAGGCGAAGCCTAACTAGCCCTCATTAGGGCAGCAAGCTAAGGCTTGCTCATATACCTTGTGTCTAGTTAGGATCAGGGTATATCATCAAGCCTTAACTAACACAACAGGACAAGACCATGATCAAGTATATGTTCTTTGCCTCAAGGGATGAAGCTGGTCAGTTCATTCTTAATCATAGGGTAGACGGTGGTATGTGCTACTACGTTGGCATGAATGGTAATGATCACGAAGTGAGGGTCATCGTATGAATCATCGTGATCGTGATGCTCACACCAATGGGTTTAAGATGGGTGGCATGAGTCAGGGCTACCGTCCGAAGGACACCATTGATGGTGCTAAGATTATTATCTACATCATCACCATCCTGATCCTTGCCAAGTGTGTGGCTATGTTCATCGGAGGACTATCATGAGAAAGCCTGACACCCGCATCAAGTTCATGTCAGCCCAAGCTAAGCGTGAGGCTCGTGTTAATCACCTTCGTTCCGAAGGAACACCTGAAGCAAGGGCTGACCTTAAGAAGATGAACACCATTGTTCTTCACTCAGGGTCGGCTAGTGTCAAGGGTATGTGGGGACGTAATCATCCCCTCAAGGCTAAGGTGAATGCTAAGACAAGGCATCACCTGAGTGCAGCTAAGGCTATAATGGCTGGACGCTAACAAGTAGTGCAATGCCAACCGCCACAATTTCGTGGTAAAACTACGGGCACCTATGCCCACCAACTAAGGACGTCTAGAAATGACCGCCATCAAGTACAACCTCCCGAAGACCACGGAAGAACTCAACAAGACGCAGGATAAGGCCATCAAGGCCGCCAATAGTGCCCGTAAGCTCATTCAGCAGGCTCTTGTAGCCACTGTGCATCATCTGGCTACCAACCATGACGTACGTGTGGCTCGTCGTCTGGTGGACGGCCTGAGTGAAACTGTGCGGGGCAAGGCTCTTGTGGCTTGGCTCGTCAAGTATGGTCATCTTACCATCGGTAAGGTGGACCTTGAGGTTGAGGGTAAGACCATCAAGGTGGAAACCTTCGATGGCATCAAGGGTGATGCTGATGCACATAATCAGCTTATCCGTGATAGCTGGGAGGAAGCCAAGGCCACGATGTGGTGGACTGCCATCAAGGCTGACAATGCCTATAAGGGCTTTGACCTGAATGAATACCTCAAGGCTGGCATTGCCCAGCTTCAGAAGGCTCAGAAGAAGGTCGAGGAAGGTAAGGCTGACCCGTCCACGGTGAGCACCGAGGTTAATGACGTGGTGATCAAGGCCATCATTGCCTTCGCCAAGTTTGATGTTATCGGCGAGGTGGCTAACCCGGACGAAGTGCAGGCTGAAGCCGCATAAGCTACAAGTTTAAGGGTTGTACTTAGCCCACCCCACATCTAGCCAAGGTCAATCCAGATCCTAATGGCAACACTCTTAGGTGCGGAAACTTCCCTAGGTGTGGGCTTTCTATTTCCTAAGGAGAACAACATGAAGCGTCAGACTCAGATTGCCCCCGGTGTGTTCAACTACTCCACCGGACAGGTGGGTACCAGCGATCTTCCCGCCTTCATCGGTGAGGTGTGCACCCGCAAGCCTAGCCTGAACAAGAAACAGACGCGTGCCTATGGCCGCCTGACCGTACCCGTGGTGGACAAGGCTGGCTGGCGTAGCCAGTTGGCTGGTGCATATGCCAAGCTGAAGCAGGCTGCTAAGGGGAAGCACTGATGTACATTTACATTGTCCATCCTTGTAAACTATGCCAAGGAAAGTGTCTGTGCTGGGATGAACCGGCATACTAGATATGATGCCTTACAATGAAGGTTGGCATGCTGCTAAGTGCTATGTGGATCAGCATCCCGGATGCAAAATGCCTGAGCCATTCCAGTTATGTCCATACAAACCGTATACAAATGGTGATGTCCAGTGGCGTGCTGGATTTGTTAATGGCTACATCTTGTGGCGTCCGCTTTCCAAATAGTGTGTAATGTCAAGCCCACCTGTCAGGCAAATCCGGGGTGGGTTTTTCAATGCGCATTGCCATAATTATGTGCAAACATCCTTGTGGGGTTGCATAAACGCACTAGTCCATTATCAGCCAAGCCTTAGGTCACCTGACTTGAGGTCAATTCCACTTCTGGGTGGTAAGTAATGGCTCCTAGGGAAACTTTAGTGCGTCCTGCGCCTAGCGCTGCCTCTTAAAGAGCAGCCCCACAAGTCCAAAGGAGAGATGTATGAATAAGACTCCGTGCTATTCGTGTAGTAAGCATGTTGAGCAGGTAAGAAGGCTTATCAATGAGAAGAAACAACTAGAGGCGGAGAATGCGAGGTTGCGTGAGGCTTTGCAGCGAATCGAAAGCCTTGATGATGACCAGCTCGGACCTTCGTGCGAAGGGTCCATCGCCCGCATCGGAGCCACGCCATGACCAGTGAAGCCAGGCGTTTCAGTTCGGATGATTTTGAGATAACTGCCAACGAGTTTGATTCGGAATACCACGACCGTTGGGCAGCGATGATGCGACAGGCCGCATCCACCGAGGCCAAGGTGCAGGGGTTGGTTGAGGCGCTGGAGTGCATTCTAAAAATAGGTGGCTTCTCTCCTGAAGGCGCTGTCGCAGCGAAAGCCCTTTCCAAGTTCCTAGGTCCCTTTTGGTATTGGGGTGGCCCTTATGGTCCTGTAATCAATTCTAAGAAGCCAGCCTAGGCTACCCTACCAACCACCCTCACAAACCGCTTGTAGGAGCATACAGCCATGTCCCTTGATGATGACGAATACGTTGCCATCCTGGCCCTAGAGCGTCAGGTAAATGCTCTTCAGGCTAAGGTATTAGCCCTTGAGAGTGTTAATCGTCAACTTGGAGAAGAAAATGCCTTCCTCAGAAATCAAGCTGTGGCCCAAGTTTAAGTACAAACAGAATGGGCATGGCCAAGTAAGGGTCTGGATTAAGGAAGGACCCTTATCTATCTTCTGGAAGAAGGTCACCACCGAGATGAGATGGGCTAACTGGGGTGATAGGCATCCTGTGCCCTACTATGCTGATGATCTTGAACGAGCTCAATATGCCATGAGAGAAATGCTTAGGATGAGAGCTGAGCATTTAGATGCTTGGAAAAAGTCACACACTTGGAAGATGGTCAAATGACATTCTCAGCACAAGATATCAGGGGTATGTATGCAAACGATACGTACATACAAGGCCTTGAGGCAGTTGAAGAAGCCATCAAGGCCACAGCTAAAGAAGCACACAGGGTTGTCGTTGATATTCCCACGGGTACAAACTCTAATGGGGAATATTGTGAAGCGTATCATGTGGTTAAGAACCTACAAACACGTGGGTTTGAAGTGAACCTTGTCCATGATCCTGAGAATGGGTCATCTGAATTAACTATTAGGTGGTGATATGTTTCGCATCATAGCTTTTACTAAAAGTGGTCAGCCGACTGCTGGAGATTAAGGAGCGTATCACTCGTAAGGTTAGGGTCACTAAGCGTGAGGAAGTGATCATTCATACCGAAACTGAAGTTAACTTTGAGTTTGGGAGTTGATCATGCCCAAAGTGATTGACTACAAAATCATCACATCAGATGCAGCAAGTGATTTGGAAAGGGTCGTTAAGTATTACATCGGGAGTGGATGGCAGCCCCTTGGACAACCTTACGCTAGGGAATCTATGCATCCACGTTGGTTCCAAGTTGTGGTTAAGTACCAGTAAGTCAACAAGTTGTTCAATGCCAAATCGTTGATTTTTGTGCAAAAGTTTAAGGGTTGTGTGTAGTTCGTAAGTATCAAGACTGAGCACGAACCAGACTGATAAACTGGGAATCACTCACTACTGACAACCCACCTTTATGCGCCTATAGCTCAGTTGGATTAGAGCAGGGGACTTCTAAGCCCATGGTCGGCGGTTCGAGTCCGTCTAGGCGTACCACTTCAGCGTCCATAGTTCAATTGGTAGAATCTCAGGTTTCCAACTTGGTTGTTGTGAGTTCGAGTCTCACTGGACGCTCCGCCTTCCCTAAGCCCCTACAAGGGCTTCCTAACAACTCCCTAATACCAACCCTAAGGGGTGGCTCTAGAAAGGGCTTACAGAGGCTTACAGACGTGTTCACGATGTTTTTCCTATGGCTTGCTGCCAGTATTTTTATCTACCCTGTCTATAATAAGGGTTATGGGGCAGCAGCCGATGCCATGTTCACCATTATTGCCACTGTTACAGTCCTATTTGCTGCCCTAGCTTTTAATTGGTGATCTTATGACTCGTAGATTTTTGTTCTTCATTTTAGAAATGATTGTTATAGGCTTGGCATTCCTGTCCAACAATATGGCTGGTAACCACTGGGGTACTGGTGAGTACGCTGCTCTGTTCCTGGCAGTCTTTTTCTTCGGCACCCTAGCTAACTGGGTCCTATCCGAAGAATTAGGTTACTATTAAGTTCAACTGAACAGGTAGTTTATCGGACTAAAACTCACCATAGCCTCTATCACCTACCCATCAAGATGATGAGTTGGTAGGAATGGATATCAAGTAATCCTGAAACTAGACCCAGATTAGCCTAGAGACGTGTATACGCCTCAAATCTAAAGTCGAGGCTACATCCAGGAACTCTTGTGGTGATACATTTGGTGAAAGATGGGGTCAGGACCCATCCCTGTTCAACTATTCTGGAGATAAGATGATCACGATATGCCTTATGATGGCAGCTCTGGCCATCTTAGCTTACTGTTCTAAAGATGATGACAACGGGAGACACCCATGAGTAAGCATGTTGCCACTAAAACCCCCTATTTTCCCCAGCTCCGTAACAGCTTGGGACAGTTCCTTCGGAGCCTTGAACGGTTAGTTCACACCTCAGCCTTCATCATCCCTGAGCATAAGAATAATCAGGGAGCCACTGTAAGCCCCTCTGTGCGTCGTCCTGGTCTCACCTATAGGAAGGCCTAGGGTTATGTCTACAATGGCCGTAGTGGTCTTCCTAGGAGGTCTGGTGGGCATTGTCCTGCTAGGTCTTCGGTATGGAACCCTTGATGAAGAGTGATTTACTGTGGCTTAGTCCACTGCTACTAGTATTTGGAGTGCCTGCCTTAATTGGTGGGTACATTGGTATTCTTATTGGCTTATACATGAGACATAGAGATGACACACGACGAGATGATTGCCATCATTCAGGCTCATAAGGAAGGCAAGACCATCCAATATCGACGCCCAGATAAAACGTGGGAAGATTCCGTCTCCGCTAGTGTTGGAGATAAATATCCTACCTTCAATTTCGCTAATGTTATTTATCGTGTGAAGCCTGATCCACAGGTTCGTTATGCTGTCCTTGATATTAATGGGCATGGTTGGATGCTTTCTGGTAGAACCTTGTGGTTGCTGAGAGCAACTGCTGAGGAAGCCTTTAATGAGGCTAATAAGATCGGTAGTAATGGTCCTTATCGTGTTGTTAAGTTTGTGGAACAGCTGTAAATCATCCTAATCAACCCTTAAGATCAAGAGCATGCTATAAAGGTCAAAGGCAGGGATGGTTCTCTTCGAGAACATATACCTAAGGTATCCTTAGTATACCTATAGTATATATAATATATATCTAACCTTGCCGGGGCAAAATTAGGGTATCACACAAATTCATTCTTGTCAAGGGTTTTCTGCATGATTTTTGGAATAATTTATATCTGCATGATTTCATTGGCATTATCCATAATCATCCTGTCGAGAAGGGACAATGAAAGTTTCTACCAGCACACTTACGAACCAACAGATTGAAAACCTAGTAGCTAAAGGTTACCAAGTGGTGATCAATGCTGACGAGGAATTCGCTGATATCACCAAGGTGGTGGTTGAGGAAACTGTCCAGTGAGCCACCTAATTTTTGTATATGGAACCCTTAAGCAGGGCCATGGTAATCATCGCCTGATCCATGACCAGAAGTTTAAGGGTATTGGTGTGTCTGAGGAGAACTTCCAAATGTATAGTTTGGGGGGTTTCCCGGGAGTTGTCGCAGGATCTAAGGAGATCGTGGGAGAACTGTATGAGGTTGATGACCTCGCCTTTGAGCGTTGTGATAGGCTTGAAGGTCATCCTCACTTCTATAAGCGTGAGCAGGTTCAAGTGATGAATGAAGAATTTGAGGATGTCTTGGCCTGGATTTATATTTATCAGGGTAAGACAGAAGGGCTGGAGGCTGTTGACGAATGGAAGTGATCTCTGAAGAACTGCTAATTAAGGCTAGAGATAAGGTTAACAGTCTATTGAAAAGTGGGGAATTCAGAGATCGTGATGCTCTGATCACCACTGGTATTGTGGCAGCTTATGTGTTGGTGTATGCTCATGAGGGGATTACCCCCTGTCACCAGATGTGCATGGCTCAGCTTAGAGGAACAATAGCTAAGGCTGCCGTCTGCCACATCCAAGGTGGTGCTCGTACAGTCCAGCCCATGACTGATGAAGAGGCCATCCGCTACCTTCAATATCTGATGGACAATGATATGTTCAAGGGAGCTTTCCTTAAGCACAATGCTGAGGAAGCTATGGCTGAACGTATGGTTTACCACGATCTTAACAGTCTTCCTGCCAATCAGGCTATGTGGGCTATCACAGCCACTCGTGCCCTATGGGAATCACCCTTCAGCAAGGTGCCTAGCTGTTTCTGTAAGCTAGTGGATGCTGGTCTCAGTCCTGACTATAGTTATATTATGGCTCACTATCTCGAACCTAGTGGTGATGGGTTTGTCCTCAGTGAGTTTAGGGGTAATAGTAATCATGCTGTAGTGTCGATGTATAATTTTGATGAAGTGTCCCTTAGGAACTTTATGAAACATAAAATCACTCTGCTTGCTCCTGGCCCTATTAGTGCTGGTAATGGTTACACCAAGTCTTATGGTGGTGGCTCCAGATATTCCATCTTTCAGTTATTTAAAGATGAATATGAGTGTAGGGACGCGTTCATCCCCCTGAAGAAAATCCTCACTGATAAGTTGGGTAACAAACAGATTAGTCCAGAACAACTTAAGGCCTTGGAGGCTGATTATGCGTAAGGTATTTGTTGTTGGTGGTAGCCGTGGCCTATGTAGTTGGTTCAACTCAGCTGGGTTTGAGACCACTGATGAGCCACTTAAGGCTGATATCTTCCAGTTCATGGGTGGTGAAGATGTATCACCCGAGTTGTATGGACAGAAGAATACCGCCAGCTATAACAACTTCCAACGTGACATGAATGAGATGGCCTACTTTGGGTTGGCCAAGCGGATGGATATCCCCATGATTGGTATTTGTCGTGGTGGACAATTCCTTAATGTCATGTGTGGTGGTGAGATGATCCAACATGTGGATGGCCATGCTGTTAGTAAGGGTCACACACTTAAGATCATTCAAGAATTTGGTGATGATAAGGAAATTCATGCCACATCCACACATCATCAACTTATGCTCCCTGATTATCGTAAGGCTGAGCTTTTGGCTTATGCCACAATTGTGGGAGATAGTGACCCAGAAGTTGTCCTCTATGAGGACGATCGTTGTATCTGTTTCCAGCCGCACCCTGAGTACCCTCATAGCAGTAAAGAGCTTCAAGAGTATTACTTCTCGCTAGTCAACTCCCTTCTTTCTAAGGATTTCTGAAATGCAGATCCATGAATTTCCCTATTGCTGTAAGGCACGTATCATCTCCAGCTTTGGTGCTGGCCATATCGGTGAGAATGATGACTATCTCAAGGCCCGAGGTATTAGTGATCCATCTAAGGCCCGCGCCAAACGTTATTCCAAAGAAGAAGTCTTGGAATACCTTAAGAAGAATATTGAAGGTATGCGTAGCCTTGGTATCCATGTAGTGTTTGCCTGTCCCACCAGCAATCAGCCTGAAGCCATTGAGGCCCTTGAAGAGTTTGGTTTCTTTGGTATTCCTGAGGGTGAACGTGCACATGGCAATAAGGTGCATTATTGTGGACACACTAAACCCAACAATTACGTTCCTGATAAGACTAATATTAAGGTTACCGTTGACCATTATATGGTACCTATGTTCTATTCCATTCCGTGTATTAGCGAAGAATACGCTGAGCAGTGGACTACCCTCAACTAAGTTAACCAATGCTGACTGTCTAAATTTCCCCTAAATTTTAAGGAGAGATTCCCTTGTGCGGAATCGTAGGATGTGTGGGCAAGATTTGGAAGGCTGAAGAAGAGGCCTTCAAGTTGCTCCTCCAACTTGATACTATCCGTGGTCCTCATTCCACGGGTGTTCTTAGTGTATCGACCAATAATAAGGAAGACCTCACTTGGTTGAAGTCTGTAGGTACGCCATGGGAACTGTTCGAACTGGATGATTGGCAGAAGCTAATTGGTCCTCGATCACATCGTGTACTTTTAGGACATAATCGTTGGGCTACCTCTGGTAAAGTTACCAATGAGAATGCTCACCCATTTGAGCATGGAACCTTCACAGGTGTACATAATGGCACCCTTCGGGCTCAACATCGGCTTAAGGACCATAAGGATCATGAGGTTGATTCCTCAAACATCTATTATAATATGGCCCATGAAGGTGTTGAGGATACCCTTAAGAAACTTGAGGGTCCGTTTGCCTTGGTTTGGTATGATAGTGCCGAAGGTAAGCTCCAGATGGTCCGTAATAGTGAGCGTCCCTTGTGGATCTGTAAAACCACAGATGGTGATACTTACTTCTGGGCATCTGAGCCATGGATGATGAGAGTTGCTCTCAACAAGCATGGGATTAAGCACGGGGATCCTGTTGAGCTTGAGCCGGGGAAGTTGGTGTCCTTTGATGTTCCGTTTGGGTTTGGTAAGAAGGGTGAGTTTAAACCGTCCATCAAGGATGTTGAGTTCTATAAGTATGTTGCTCCTCCACGTGAGGATAATGACTACTACTCCCAACATCACTGGGCCCAGCGTCGTAGTGGTGGTTATGGCTACCATTCTGGCTCTGCTGTTAACAGCAGTAATACAGGGGGTGGGCGTAATAACGTTGTCCCTTTCGTAAAGCCGGGAGTTGGAGTAGACTCCTTAAAGCTGTATTTGGGTAAGACTGTCGTCTTCTCTGTCATTGGTGAACGCACCAGCAATAAGCAGGATTATATTCTTGCTGAGGTTGAGGATCATCTAGCACCTCAGGTACGTGTCTTCACTCCACCTAAGAAGAAGCTGGGTAAGTTGTTACTCGGCAGTGAGATGTTGTTCCGTGGTAAGGTCAAGTCCTGTACTGCTCAGGAGAAGTTTGGTAATTATCTGACTCTTGACCATCGGACCATCATTCCTGTTGTTCAGGAAGAAATGGTAGAGCTTCTCAATACTTTTGAGAAGACTAACGAGATTCATAAGCAGCGTGTTGAAGATGTTCCTGAGGAAAAGTTTGTCTCTGGTTTCAGGGGCCTTATGATTCCTTTGGACCAGTGGTTTAAGAACACTGAGAATGGTTGTTCTTGGTGTCGTGATTTTGCCAAAGTATCTGAAGCTGAAGAGCTTATGTGGCTCAAGAGTGACGAATATCTCTGCCCGCTTTGTCAGGTGGATGATGAAGTCTTGTCTATGATCAATTTGCCTGATAGGTAATCCATGAAAATCCTTGTTGGTGCAGACCCCGAGTTGTTTGCCTTCGATAAAGAAACTCCGGTTAGTGCGTTTGGCCTGATCAAAGGTACCAAGTATGAGCCCTTCAAGGTTCAGGATGGTGCTGTTCAGGTGGATGGTATGGCTCTTGAGTTCAACATTAACCCCGCTGAGAATGAGGCTGAGTTCATTAAGAACCTCAACAGTGTGATGAGCAGCCTTAAGAGTATGGTTCCGGATTTTGATATCCGTGCTGTACCTGTGGCTGAATTTGGTATTGACTACATCCTTGAACAGCCTCAGGAAGCCGTTGAGCTGGGCTGTACGCCCGACTTTGATGCTTGGGCTAATGGTAGTATCAATGAGCCTCCGAATGCCATGATGCCCTTTAGAACGGGTGCTGGACATGTCCACATTGGTTGGGTGGAAACTAATGATGCCAGCGAGTATGACCCTGATCATCTTGAAAAGTGTGTCAGTGTAATCAAGCAGCTGGATTTCTTCCTTGGCCTTCCATCCTTGTTCTATGACAAGGGTGTTAAGCGTCGTACCATGTACGGTAAGCCGGGGTGTTTCCGTCCTAAGACTTATGGTGCTGAGTATCGTGTCCTGAGTAATCAGTGGCTAGAGTCTGATGCACTTAAAGGTTGGGTCTTCCGTAACACTAAGGAAGCTCTTGAGCGTCATGAGAAGGGTGATCTGGTTTATAATCAGGTTAACACCAAGATTCTCAAGAATCTGATGGATGCAGAACCGGATCTTATTCGTGTCCGTAAGATGCTGGATAAACTTAATATCGAGATCCCTAAGGTGGCATAATGTACGGGAATGATTTCGCCTACGCTCAGTCAAGAATCCAAGGGACTATCCTGAGGGTTAAGAAGACTGGAGAGCCGGTTTATGTGTACATTGTTAACGGTGGTGGTCAGTGTTCTGTAACCCCCATTGAGAGAGATTGGGGCGGTGAAGCCACTGTGACTATGCATGTAGATGACCTTGATATGCATCCGGTGCCACTTGGGTATGTTAACTCAGCTGGCGAAGCCACTTATCTTATGCGTGTTCCCATGCGCAGGGATTGGAAACAGGGGCTACGTCAGGAAAACTGTTGGTCTTCTGGGCGTCGTCTTAATAGTATCCCCATGAAGGATCTTAAGAACTGTATCATTGGACGTTTCCCATCCTTTGAGACGGCTCTTAAGGATGTTGTAAAATCTGGTGAAAAGGCTAAGAACAAGATCATTGCTTGGCATCGTCACTGGGCTGTATCCACTGATGGTCGTGTGTTCTATAAGAACCATGAACAGGTTGGTACCATTTTAGATGGTCATGTTGATTTGTTCCCTTCACACAAATATCTGGCTGAGGTGCTTGAGGAGAGTTTTAAATGACAACAGTGTTTAAGGAGATGGGCATCCGTATAGCTGAGAAGGGTGACATTGGCCTTGAAATTGAGGTGGAAGGTGTTAACCTCCCTCGTCTTGGTAAATGGTGGAGAAATGAACAGGATGGCTCCCTTAAAGGTCCGGAGAATGCTGAGTATGTTCTTCAGAAGCCCGGCTCACTTGAAGATATTAGAGCAGCACTTAATCATTTGGATTCTGTATATAATCAGAGTTCCACTGTTGTGCATGATACTGTTCGTGCTGGTGTGCATGTTCACATCAATTGTCAAAACCTAACTATGACCGAACTGTACAACTTTGTCACCCTATATCTCTGTCTTGAGAATATTCTGGTAAAGTGGTGTGGTGAGTACAGGGAAGGTAATCTATTCTGTCTTCGAGCTTGTGATGCTGAATGGATGCTATCTGTCCTTAAGCTGGCAGCCTCAGATAAGAAGAGACAGTTTAAGAACCGTTTGCATAGGGATGAACTACGCTATGCAAGTATGAACCTTAAGGCTCTTGGTGATTATGGTAGCCTTGAGTTCCGTTCTATGCGTGGTACACGTGACCTCAATTTGATCTACACTTGGGCTGAGACCTTGTATGGTCTCCGAGAGTATGCCAAGACGTTTGA